TATGGAAGGTAAGGAGAAAGCAAGCTAAACAGATTGCATTTGGACTTATTTATGGAATTGGTAATAAATTGCTAGCAGTTAAATTATCTGACCCAAAAGCAGGTATTATAGTTACACCAGAAGAAGCAGCAAAGGAAATGGAAGTATTCTTTGGTCAACATCCTAAGATTAGGAAGTTTAAAGAGAAACAAGAGAAATTCCTTCGTAAGCATGGGTATTACACACAGTTATTTGGTACTAAACGAAGACTCCCACAAATATATTCAAATGACAAGCAAGAAGTTGCTTATGCAATTCGTTTAGGTCTTAACTTCCCCTGTCAAGGTGCTGCAGCAAATATGACAAATTTTGGAGCTATCCTTGTTTATTGGTTAATGAGACAAGGTAAATTACCCATGATGAAAGAAGCTTGTACAGTACATGATGCTGTATATATGTATTCTAAACCTCAAGATATTAACACCTGGACTGTATATACAATCTGGAATATCCTACGTAACCCAAGTACGAAAAGGTATTTCGGATTTCAAGTTGATGATGTTGATATGGACATGGACTTTACCATTGGTAGAACTATGGCAGAGGAATTACCCTTTATCCCTGGGTATGATTATAATAAGATGTTACAACCCGATTTCTCCGTAGAGGAATATATGGCTGAACATAAGAAATATAAACATATCCATATTAAGCAATTTAAAGAGAGATTTAATAAACAAATGAAGGCTTATGAAAAAGATTTTGAACGGACCCACGATTTACCGAGCTAAATGCCCATACTGTGATTGTGAATTTGAATATGACTACTCAGAAGTAGATTCATCCACTTTTGCTGATTGTAAATTAGTTAAGTGCCCAGGTTGTAATAGGTATCTTCATCATAAAGAAAATCCAAAATCACATACAGAAGTGAAGAAAGAGGATACTATGACAACATAAATAATAAAATATTATAAACTATGGCAACTGAAGAACAAATAATGAATACAAATAGGCTATCATCTTTAATCTATATGATATCTGCCTGCTTAGAGTTCTCTATTCAAAATCTCAATCGTCAATTAGACCTATGTAATTTGAGATTAGTCGGTAGAGATAAAATGGTATTCAACCGAGTTAGGTCTCAGATAGAGCAACTTCAATCAAATCTCAAACTATTAGAGGATTTGGCATTTGGTGTAATGAAGGACGAAGATGCAAGGTTAGCTTATGAAGATGCTACTCATATTTATTGGGCTCTGTTTATGACTTTAGTAGATAGAGGAGGAACAGATAATTTATGTGATTTAAGATTCAAAGCTTTAATCGATATAATTGGTAAGTATGAATCTATTCTTCACTTGCCTGGTTTAGATACTGCATACCATTGTGCATTTGCTCAGGTATCTAAAGCAATTCAAGAAGGTAAATATTCAAAAGAAGATTTTAAGAATTTATTGAAAGTACATGAAAACGGAACTGAAGAAACTAAGGGTTAAATTCGAAGGTAATATCATAACCATAGATATTGCTAAGGAATTATCCATTAATGAAAATATCATTAATTCTCAGTTAAGGGAATCCCCAACTAGTTATTATATACTTTGCTCATTAAGAGATAAGTATATTAAAGAAAGGGATGCTCTAGCAAGAGAAAAGGATGAAGCTTATTCTGCTGCTTGGATATTTATTAAAGAATCTAATGAAAGGTTCAATAATGATTACGTTGCTCATAAGGCTAATATATCTCCCAAGTATAAGTCAATATATCAACGGTATTTAAAAGCAGTAGAAAAGGCTAACAAGTATATTTCAATATGTAGAGCTTATGAGTCTAGAGAGAATATCTTGAGGACTATTAATGCCAACATGAGGAAGCAACAATAATAACTATAAGTAATTACTAACTTTTAAAAACGAATTAAGAATATGAATTATTCACTATCTTTCATTTCTGCTATGGTAGCAGCTCAGTTTGATAATCAATTACCAGGATGTCCAACTGAAAACCGAGTTCTTATCTTATCACCAAAAGAAGTAAACCAAACTAGGGGTGGGCTTATTATCCCGGAACAGGTAAAAGAGGGAGTTCCTCGTAAGGGAGTTATAGTTAAACTCGGTGAGATTACCGAAGAGTATAGAACTTACCGGGATTTGGTGCAAATAGGTAGAATAGTTACCTATGGTTTGTATGCCGGTAAGGAACTGGAATTTGAAACAGACAAGCTTACCCCAGGCTTACAACAACTTTTGGAAAAGAACACTTTAACGGTGTTGAGTATGAATGAGATAATTTACTCAGAACCAAATAATAACGATTAATATGGCACTTGACAAAAAGAAAAAGAAGAAAGTTTCATCAGATGGACTTTCTACAAAAGAAAAGATGCTGGTTAGAAAGAAACAGCTAGAATCTAAGGGAAACGGCAATGGTTTGGTATTCCCTAAAGAAGGTACTTTACGAATGAGAATCAAATCTCCGGGAGATGACCAGGAATTGGGTATAGAAATTGTTCAGTTCTATCTTGGAGGTAATCTGGGAGGAGTAATATCTCCGGCTACTTTTGATGAACCATGCCCCTTCATGGAAAAATATCAAGAATTGAAAAACTCAAAGGATGAGGATGACAAGGAACTTGCAAAAACTCTCGTACCAAGAAGAAGATACGTTATTGGTGGTCCGGTCTATGCAGACGAAAAGGGAACTAAATTTGATTACGAGGGTAAAGATAAGGGAGTTCTAGTTCCACGCTCTGTTTATCAAGATATTATCGACTTATACCTCGATGAGGATGAAGCTGGTGATATGACAGACCCAAGAAATGGATACGATATCAAAATTATTCGTTCGGGTTCTGGTAAGCTTGATACTACATATTCTGCTCGGGCTTGTAAACCAACCAAATTGGACAAGAAGTACCAAGGTAATGTAGACCTGGAAGGTATAGTTCGTTCTCAAATCAAATCATATGATGAACTGGAAGAACTTCTTGCTAAGTTCTTGAATGAAGACCATGGAGGAGACGATGATGAGGATGACAAACCAAAGAAAAAGGCAAAAAAGAAAGGGATTCACAGAGACCATTATATGGAGGATGATGAACCCAAAAAGAAAAAGAAGAAACGTTACAAATCAGATATTTAAAGGTTAGTTAAACATAGGGTTTCATTCGAAGGTGGTAATTAGATTCGTTCAGTTATCACCTTCTTTAGTCTAAATACATTACATTATGGTATCAAAAGAATATTGGGCAAACTTATCAGATGAAGATAAGTCAAAGATTATAAGAAGATTTTGTGAAATTAATGATATTGGGCCAGACTTTGATTATGCAAAGGTGAGGGATTTTTCTGAAAGGGTTAAACAGAAATATAAAGAATCTAGAATATACAGAAATAATCAATTTTGGGAACATCCCGTTTTAATATTGGAATTGGTAGACCCTCTTATGGCAGAAATGATATTATCATGGATGTATGCCAAAGTAGAATTACCCAATGGAGAGAGGTCTGAAGTACCCTTCATGGGATATCACATAGTAGAACTTGTATTCGACAAGGGTAGTCTCATGAAGTTTACCGATGAAGAGAAAAACGTATTGAATCAGGCAATGAATATTTTAAAATCAAGAGGAATTTAATATGGCAAAGAAAACTAAGGTTGGTTTAAAGGTACCAACAAAAAATGAGATATTAAAGAAATATGGTAGTATCATGAGATTGGCTTCAGATACAGTAGAATCAAACTTATGGTTACCCTCTACTTTCTTTGCTCTCAACTATACATTTGGTGGTGGTATACCATTTGGTAAAGTACTTGAAGTAGCTGGAGAAGAATCCTCTGGTAAATCCCTTATTGCATATAACTTTGCATATACTTGTCAACAACTTGGTGGGCATGTTATATGGGTAGATGCCGAACAGTCTTGGATGAACTCTTGGGCAGAAGCTAATGGAGTAGACCCAGAAAAAGTTACGGTATTAACAGATACTCGAATCGAGTATATTTCTGACGCAGTAGCAGATTTAGCAATTTACTTACGTTCTCAATTAACTAATAATGAACCGATTCTCTTAGTGATAGATTCTATTGCTGCTATGGATTGTGCAGATAACATAGATTCTAAAATGGTAGAGGGTAAGGCTGAAATGGGAGGTAGAGCAAAAGCTCTTTACAAATACTTCCGTATCAGAAGTGAATTATTCTATAGATTAGGAGTTACACAGATTTACATTAACCAATTAAGAACTGCTTTAAATGTCGGATTTGGAAAAGATAACACAACTACTACAGGAGGTGCAGCACTTAAGTTCTACGCTTCAATCAGAGCTGCCTTTTACTCAGGCAAGTCTATCACTGTTAAACAGAAAGGTAAAGAACGGAAAGCTGGTAAATTGGTCACAATCCGACTTATTAAAAATAAGGTTGCTCCTCCAAGACCTACAATCAGTAAGTGCCCGGTTTACTTCAATCCTAAGTTCCATGAAGTAGGTTTTGATAGATGCTATGCTCTTGAGGATGTATTGGTAGAAAATGATATCATAGAAAAATCTTCAGGTGGAGTATATAAGTTCAAAGGAAAAACTCTTGCAAGAGGTGAAGAGAAATTCCAAAAGCTTTTGGAAGAGGATGATGAACTTCGTCGTAAATTATTAAAGAAGGCCGAGATAAATACTATCGGTACAACTAGAAAGAAGATAGTAGCATTGACTACTAATTTATATCCAGTAGATGGAGTAGAATATGAATCATTTAACGAGTCAGATGACGAGGAGGAAGACGATGAGTAAGAAAACAGTATTATTGATTGATGGGGAGAATATTCTCCATCAATCTTTTCATAAGTTCGAGAAACTTAAATCTACAGACGGAAAACCAAGTGGAGCAATATTCGGATTTTTCAAATCACTTCATATGTATCTTACAAGGTTTAAACCAAACGAAGTAGTTATAACATTTGATAATGGTCATTCACCAGTAAGGGATAAGTTATTGCCTAATTACAAAGGCCATAGAAAAAATATATCGGTTGATTATGAATCCTTGCAAATACAAAAGGCAATTATAATGAAGATATTAGGTATGCTAAGAATTTCTTATATATTTGATAAAAGGAATAAAACTCAATATGAGGGAGATGATTTCTTAGCATACCTAATTATTAATACTTATCGTTCGGATAATGTAATCTTGGTATCATCGGATAAGGATTTTAATCAACTTCTAAACAAGAACGTTAGGATATTAAATCCAAGAAAGGATGAAGTTATTCGAATGGGTAATTGTAAAGAGTTATTTGGTTATCATTCACATGAGACCGTTGAATACCTTGCAATGGTAGGTGATACTTCCGATGATATCCCTGGTTTTAAAGGTATAGGTCCAGTAACTGCAAGAAAGATATTAGATGAGTATAAATCAATCTACAAATACTTGGAAGCTAAACCTAATAAAGAGTACCAAGAAGCTTGGGAAAGGAATCGTAAGTTGATTGATTTATTCTGGTTTGTAGGTAATGTCCCTTTAGATAAGATACCTCTCAAGAGAAAGAAGACTTTCAACTATGATAAATTTAGGAAACTGTGCATAGAGTATTCTCTTGCTTCGTTCCTAACTAAAGAATTTATTAAACCATTTAAAGAGTTATCCGAATGAAAATAATGTTTGCAGGTGCAAGTGGAGTTGGGAAAACCACTTTAGCAAAAGAAGTTCCCGGGATGATTAAGTTTGATGTAACAGAATACCCTCCAGTATTGGATTTTATATCTGGTAGTGTATCAGACTTAATACCTAAAACAAAGGATATGTCTCATAAAGAGATGTTAGAAAGGGATTCAAAGGATTTGTTACTCGAAGATTTTCAGGTAATGAACCTAAGAAACAAAATGTTCAGAGATAGGGATAGATTTGTTACAGATAGAAGCTATCTTGATTTAGCTGCCTATTTCTATTACAAGCAAGCCAAGAATGTTCCTAAATGTGAAATGGAACACTTTTTCGAAACTTGCAAGATGTTACTCAATCAGCAATGTACTCACCTCATTCTATTAGACTTTACTACTGCAATGGTAAAGGAATGGGTTATGGAAGATAATGGCAAACGAATAGAGAATAATTACTTCCAGTTCTTAATATCTTCTATAATGGATAACGTATTGAACTTGTGGGGATTCTTACCAACTAAGGAAATATCTTCTATCTATAAGAATATATTTAAGAATCAACTTTTGGAATATGGTGCAACAGAAGGAGTAATCAAATCCCTGTATGGTGAAACTAAAGTTCTCTGTATAAGAGAAGCTAATTTGGATATTCGTAAGAAACTTATTATTGATTTTCTTCATGAGTAAGGAAGTAGTATTTATAGCATTCTCGGATTTGCACATAAATCTATGGGCAAAATTCAATGAGAACAACAATAGGACCTTGAATAGTATCAAGGTCCTTGACGTTATTGCAGGTCAATGTGAAAAGTACAAATGTCCTGCTTTGTTTTGTGGAGATTTATTTCATAAGCCAGAATCAATTGACCAAGATTTAGCAATATTCGTTGCTGAACAGTTTGATAGGTTAGAGAGTAACTATCCAAAATTCAAAATGATTTATATAGACGGGAATCACGATTTGAAATCTGTAAATCGTATTGATAGGATAACTAAGGGATGGCCTTTTGTATTTCATAAGAATTTTATGAGCTGTGTTAATCTAACTAGAATCAAATGGTGTTCTTATGGAGATTACCACATTTATGGGGTTCCATACATTGATAATAATGTAGGTTTAAGTGAATATCTTAAGAAACTAAAATTAGATAAGAATGTAAGGAACATACTTCTTCTTCATACTGACTATCCCGGAGCAAAGGATACCGATGGTAGGGAAGTTGATTCTGTAGAAAATCTCAATGTAAATATCTTGAATCGATTTGACTTGGTATTATGTGGTCATATACATAAACCTCAAAGACTATCAAAGAAGGTTTATATGATAGGAGCACCTAATCATCAAAGGAGAACAGATAGAGATTGTAAATTGGGTTATTGGAAGATTTATTCAGACTTATCAATGCAATTTGTACACCTTAAGCAATTTCCTAAATTCGTAGATGTAGAATCTGATGAAGATATTAGGGATGATGGCAATTATTATACCGTTTTACCTAAGAAAACTAGTAACTTAGTAAATACTAACCATAAAATTACTAAGCAACTTTCTAAGAAAGCTCTAGCAAGGAAGTATCTTAAGGAAAAAGGTATAACTGAACAAGATAAGAAAGAACTACTGATTGACATACTTAAAAAAGCTGAATCATGTTAACATTTACAACAATGAACGTAGTAGGATTCTGTTCAATAGAAAACCTACATATACCTTTAAACCCAAGTTGTACCATACTTATCAAGGCACCGAATGGTAAAGGTAAATCAACTATCTTATCGGCATTGGTATGGGCAATATATGGTAAAAACCTAAAAGGAGTATCAGAAGTAACTACCTGGGAAAAGGTAAGACCTAAAGATTACCAGGGAGTAATGGTAGAGGTATTCTTTCAAAAAGGAGAACATATCTATAAAATTATCAGATGCCAGAAATGCAATATAGTTCTTGAGGATGGAGCTAAAGGTAAAGATAGGCTTATCCTTATGAAAGACAACGAGGTAGTGAATGTAAAGGGTAAGAATAAACTCCAAGATGCCATTAATGCAGAACTTGGTTTATCCTATACTCTATTCATGAACTCCATTATGTTTGGGCAGGGTATTAAAAGATTGATACAAGAATCTAATTCAGATAAGAAGAAGATATTCGAAGAAGTATTTGATTTAGAATTTCTTAACATTGCCAAAGGTATAGCTATGCAGGATAAAAATAACCTATTAGCTCAGGCAAACGAAGTAGAACACCAATCTGCTTTATTAAAGAAAGAACTTGAAGCAAATAAGGAAGCTTACTTTGATTTACGTGATAGAGAGAAAGGTTTCAAAGAAAAAATAAAGTCAGAACGTAGAGAATTAAAGAAAGATAGGGAAGACCTAACTAAGCAACTTATTAAAAAACAGCAACAACTTAAGGACGAGGTAGAGCAGAGTCTTAGGATTAAGATTAAGAAACATACTGATTATGTAGATGGTCTTAAATCTAAAATAAAACACAACCGTAATATTTCAGGAGTATCATTACCGGATTTTGTAAAGAAACTCAAGATACAGTTAGATAAAGGCCACTACAAACGTGCTAAAGAGAGCGTAGATATTATCTATAAAGCAATTATAAACTCAGACAAACTACAAGAAGAATATGAGGATGCTCTGGGTAGATTGGATGAGTTGAGAACTACGAATGAGAAGTATAAGAGACTTCAAAAAGAATGCGATGATATTGCTTCTGATATTGCTGATATTGACGAGGAGTTGGAAAAGCTCAAACAAGAGAAACTTAAGGTTATGTCTCCTAAATATAAAGAGAAACTTAAAGAGATTAGAAAAACTCTTCGTAAGGTAGATGAGGATTACCACAATAAAGAGTTGGAGTTAGAAAACTACAATTGGTTAATCAATGACCCTCTCGGTAACAATGGAATCAAGGCTTACTTATTCGATTCATCTTTGGATATGTTAAATAGAACCCTTGACAAATATTCTCAAGTATTGGGATTTAGGATTGAATTTAATATAGACCTGGGTACTGCTAGAAAAGAATTTTTTACTCTAATTGAAAGAGATGGGCAAATTATTGATTATGATGAACTTAGCGGTGGAGAAAAACAATTGGTAAATGTGGCAATGGCATTTGCAATGAACGAATCTCTTACAATGTCTAAGGGTATAAACCTTGCCTTTTTGGATGAGGTATTCGAATCATTAAGCTCTGATAATGTAGAAGTAGTAACCTCTTTAATCAGACATACTTTTGCAGATAAAACCCTATTCTTAATTACTCATTTAGATTCTCTTCCTCTATCAAATACGAAAATCCTGCAAGTCGAAAAAGTCAATGGCCTAAGTAGTTATAATTTACTATAATGTTATAACTACAAGACATTAACCTATGAACTCAAAAAATAAAGGAAACAGATTTGAAAGAAAAATAGGAGCCTGGTTTACTCAGTGGACTGGGTTCAAATTTGAAAGGAATCGGGCAGGTTCAGGAGCTTGGCATTCTAATAAGGATGCCACTTCTGATTTAACCTGTACAGATGAAAAACATGCTCATCGCTGTAAGATATCTATCGAATGTAAAAATTACAAAGATATCAAATTCGAACATGTACTGCTTGGAAACAAAACTTGTGATATCCTAAGATTTTGGGAACAAGCAAGTAAGGATGCTAAAAGGGCAAATAAACTCCCTATATTATGTATGAGGTATAACTCTATGCCTGCAAATGAATTTTTCTTTGTAGTAGAAGGGGGACCTGGTACTCTGGGAGATTTTATATGGGTACAATCTAAAAAACCCAGTATGTCAATCAGTACTTCAGTTAATCTTTATGTATTTCTTGCAAGTGATATTCTGGAGAATGTTAATTATAAGCAAGTACATAAGCAAGCTAAGTTAATCATTAAAAAGAAATAATATGAAACGTATCCCTTATTCTTATTGTATTTTCTACATAGAACGAAAGTATTATCAGAACATTAATAAAGAACTTAAAGAAAAGGGATATAAAAAAGTACGTGCCATTATCCCTACGATAAACGTTTTAAAGAAAACCGCAAAGGGTAAGATGATATTTGAAGAAGTACCAATCTTATTCAATTATGGTTTTATCAAGATGCCTACAGAGTTAGCGTACTCTAGACCTTTTCTAAACAAACTGAAGAGAAGTATATCAGGTATAAGAACTTGGTTAAAGTCTACAGAGACTCTTCATGAAAGAAAGAAGAAAGCTAGAATAGATAATTCTGAAGACTTTGATGATTTCTCATTGGTAGCTACATGTACCAGAAAGGATGTTAAAAGGTTTAAGAGGATGGCAAAAGAAGGAAAGAAATATTCTGTAGACGATTTGATGAATGTTAAGATAGGCGATTACTTAGTACTCAAAGGTTATCCTTACGAAGGGATAGATGCTACGGTATTAGGTATAGACCACATAAATAAAATGGTACAACTTCTTTTATATCCGGAAATGGGTAAAATGGAAATATGGTTACCTTTTGATAACGTAATCTATAGCGTGTACCAGAATTATGACCCAGATAAGTTATATGCTAACTCCCAAGATTATGACCCAAATGAGATAACAAGTGAATCAATAGATAAAATAATGGATTTTAGGAGGAATTAATATGAACGATGCTCAGAAGAAAGCTTGGGACTGCTTAAATGAAATAGAGAGGCAGTCTTTATTCCTTCAGTTATCAGAAAGCAAATCCTCATGGGAAGCTGGTGAAATTTTAAAGTTGTCACATTACAAGTATTTAGAAATCAGAGAAAGGTCAGAAAAGTTCTTCAGATTATTCTCTGATTTTTTCGAGTTACACACTTCTATTTTTCGACCTGACTGCCCTTGCGAACGAAGCTTTTGTGATTTTATTGAAGGATGTATTGAAAAGAGATTAACAAGGAAAGAAGCTAGTCTATATACTGGAGACTCTTCTAACTTACTCTCAAAGGTAAGCAATAGTAATATCGAAAGGAATATGAAAAGACTCAAAGAATCAGAAGACCAATGGGACTTAGATTCAATGAGATTAATTCTAGAGTTCGATAGGTGGAATAACTTTAGGATTCTACCAAGAATGCTACAACAGCCTTCTGCATTTAAAAGGCGGTTGAATAAGAAGGACAAGATATACATTAAATACCTTTTAAACCGAGTACCAGAATGGATGCACACAAAACTGAAAGAAAGGTTTAGATATAAAGTAAAACCCGGAAAAAAGAAATACTGGGTATGCTTAATATCAGAAGAATTATATACAGATGGATATTTGCTAATGCCAGTAAGACCTTTAGATGAGGTAGTTAGTGAATTTAGTAGATTCTATATGTATGTATTCGAAAAGAAAGATGATGCAGATACATTTGGATTCATGGTATCCAAGTTTATGATTAAAACAGTTGATGTAAAATTAGGACAACGCTTCTGGCCTGAGTACAGATGCTGCGTGGAAAAAGCAGTTAACTATAATCAAGTGAATAATATAGAATTCAGTATTAAGAAACTTGATATGGCCTTCAATGCCGATAAGGTTAAAAAGAAAAGGAAGAAAAAGCCTAAATCAACGGCTGCTGAACGCATATCAGATACCTCAGCTTTTTATAAAAATAAGTAGAAATATTTCTTTATATAAATAAAAAGTATTATATTTGCAACAAATTAAAATAAAAGATATGAGAAAGAACAAAAAGAATAAACCAGCACCCTCAAAAGAAAAAGCCAGTTTCCTTGGTTCAGCCGGGAGGAATATGACTTACAGGGATTTAAAAAGAAAAGCCATAGTATTGGGTATGCCTTTCCCTGATGCATGTGCTGCTGGAGTTTTCGATTTAATTGGTTATATCGAAAGGTCAACTAATAAACCAGACAAATCATTAATTGACCAATATGATGATTGGATGGATAAACAATTGGAGAACATAGGTTATTCAAAAGATGACCCTCTAAGGAATTCGAAATTAAGGCTTGGGTTTCTCGGAGAAGAAGGAGAAAATGGGCAAAGGAAATCAAAAAGGGTTCCAGGAATAAAAAAACCCAGAGAAAAGAAACCACCAAGAGAAAGGGATGAATTTAATCTCATCAAGGGAACTAAGAAATCCTATGTATGGTCATTGGTTGCAAAGGGTTACGATTTAGAAAGAGTAACTAGAAGGATGAAAAAGAAGTTCCCAGATGCAAACGATAAATCAATAACACTTTGGTTTAGAACTGCAAGGAGGACTATGAACAATGGTAAAGCTAAAGGAAAGTAGTAGGGAACCAATCCGAGAAGATAGATATTATATATGGACATGGAGACCAGATACAACCAACAAATATATTACCGAAAAAAGTTTATATCGGAAACACTTAACCGGTATTCCTTATTTCACAAGGTATCAGATAAAAAAGACTTTGGTTTATATGTACGGAGTAGATGTTCTTCAATATATTCATATCATATCAGGCAGGAAATTACTTAGGCAAGGGATAAGAACACTTCAAGATATGAATGGTCTAAGACATAAATCTGGTTCTACTAAATTCTGGTATAAAGGGAGATTAGTAAAAGCCAGGAAGTTTATTATCCCGGATGAATATAAAATTGATAAACACAGAAGACGAAGGTTCATGGTTCAAATGCACCGGGTCTTTAAATCAAAAGGAAAGAAGGTATTCAATGAAAGGTATTCACAAAAATTGTATGGACAACGGGAAGGCATATCTTCCAAGTATATCCGGAAGAAGAGAATACAAATCCATTCTGCTATCTTACAGGATTTACAACAGGCTGAGTCAAGAGGAAAAGAATAAATATAATATTTTTTCTTTGCAATATCCTCCATTGGTATGTTCCTTGGCTTTGTACCTAAGAAAGAAATTAGATATCCCGATACAGAAAGTACTATTTATCAAAGCACAAAGGGATATGCTTGATATCTTTTATGATGAATCTTTAAATCATTTGGGATGGCAACCAAAAGAAAGGTTCTTAGTAAAAGCTTTAAGATTTCAGGGATTCACTCCTGTAAGCAAATATAGGATGAGAAGTAAATATGCCTACATTATGACAAACAGGATGCTAGAAAATGAATATTGGGTATTTCCCATGAGATTAGCTGATAACTATAAATCAATGCAAAATCCAAAATACAAATTCTATACCGAAGTATTTGGTAAGGTTGGTATTCCTGGAATAATTAAAATTAAATACAGCAATGGAAACTAAAAACCCAGTACCGGAAGTAAGGGTACATAAACAATTAAATCCGTTCATGGGTAAATCCTTTAAGGTTAATACCTATAATGACCAGGATGAAGTTATCGATACAGAAGATGTAAAGATAGAATCTCAAGAAGAACTAAAGACCGTAATTGATGAGGTAAAACAATATAATATTGCATTTGCTTATCTTACGGGAAGCGAAAGAAAATACAAGAAACTTATAACAGAGTGATATAACTATTGATTATTAACATTTAAACATTTACGAAAATGGCTAAGAAAAAAGAAACCAAAAAGGTAGAGTTAAAGGAAGTATCTCGCAAAGAGATTAATGGTGCAATCATCATTACTTACGAGGATGGCTCAGTAAAAATTATCCCAGCTCCTATTATGTTGTCTGCCGAAGAAGCAAAAGACTTCTTTGCTTCAGAAGAGGAAGATGATGACGACGAAGACGAGGAAGAAGAGGACGATGACGAAGATTCCGATGAGGATGATGATGATGATGAGGACTCTGATGAAGAAGATGAAGATGACGAGGATGATGAAGATGAGGACGACGATGAAGATGAGGACGAAGAGGAAGAAGAATTAACCGGTGAAGCTCTTGCCGAAATGGACTTCGAAGAACTGGAAGATGTTTGCGATGACAAAGACCTCGAAACAGACCCGGACGATTACGAAGAAGATGATATCGAAAAACTTCGCAAAGCAATTGCCAAAGAATTGGGTCTCAAACTCCCGGCAAAGAAAGAAGCCAAAGGTAAAGGCAAAAAAGGAAAGAAGTAATTCATTTTCCGGCTATGAAGGTTGGGCTAAAGCAATAGCCCACCTTTATCATAAGAAATAACTATTGTTCTATTAAATAAAACTAAAACTTAAAAGATTATGGCAACTAAGAAAAAAGAAGACACCAAGAAGAAAGGTGGCAAAGAAAAAGATGCTGAAAAAGAAGCAAAACGTAAAGCCCGTATGGAAGCTTTGAAAAACCGTCCTGCCGAGCAACGTCCAAACAGCAAGCAGATTGATGTTATCAAAATCAATGATAAATCCGAAGTTCAGAACTACGGTTACGCAGTAAAGAACAAAGAAGGCTATCAGGGAGTGGTAGTAACATCAGTTCTGGTCATCGACGGTAAACCAACTTCTACATCCGTGACATTCGTTCCGGGCAATCTAACCGTAAAATCCAAAAAAGGACACGGTATTATCTGTAACCCGAAAGCTAAAAAGGCTAAGGGCGAAGAAGAGGAAGCCGGAGACGAAGATTAAACTTCTATCCCTTACTTATTAGCGAGAACATCGCTAATGGTTTGCATAGTTTATTAGTATTTCAAAAATTATGTTGGGAGCCTATTGCCTGAGAAGGTAGTAGGCTTTATTTATTTTATAGGTTATGGAAGACAAAAGAGAAATCAGAAAGAATATAACTATTCTTGCATTAGATAATCTTATTCAGAATTATACTAATGCACTAGAAGATAAAGATATGGACCCTCCCTTATCGAATGAAGAAAGGGAACTCTCTGAATTAATTATTAAAGAAGCCAAAGAAATGCTAACCGAAATGGCAATCGAAAATAAACCAATACCAAGACCATCATGGAAGAAATGAATTTAAGAACCATCATACAGGGTATTCAAGCCGTATTAAAAGATATGGAATATACTCGGTATATGATTAAGGTTACTCCTCCTCATAAGAGAGGTAAATATCAAACCCATGTTATTCACCTTCAATATCTTAAACGTAGGCTTAAGGATTTTAAGGGTAGGCTAGATAAAAAACTAAAAGGTACTATCAGTACTGTAAAGTTTAAATATGTTAATTATTCAGATGGACGAGAAATGGTTGCAGAACAAACTTTTGTCAATCTTACTGAGCAAGAGATAAAGGATGCCTTAGAACTTGGAGCCATTCTTGAAAATGCAAGTATAGAAATCCTAGAAATTAAGGAAATCCCTACTTCGATTAGGATATTATAACTATGAATAATTACTAAGGAAATTTCAATCCACTTAAAAATTTTAGAAACATGAAGAAAGACAAGAAGAAAGACAAACCGGCTAATAAGACTCCGGAACTTTCAAAGGCTAAAAAGGCATTGGATGCTTATCTCAAAGAGAACAACTTGGACCCTCAAAAGGATTGGTCAAAAGACAAGAAACATGGTAAAAAGGTTACTGAACTCTTGAATAAGCTCAACAAGGAAAGAGACAAAGTCGCTGCCCAGTATCCTGAAAAGGATTTAAAGAACGAAGCCAAATTGGTAAAAATGAAAAAAGCCAAAGAAGATGAAAAGGCTTCAAAGAAAAAAGAGAAAAAAGAAAAGAAGGAATCTGCTGGCCGAGTTACCAAATACGATTATCCTCTCATCGACGGCAGAGAAATGACTTCCGATGAAAAGAAAAAATATCGTATGGAACAAAGAAAACTTGCTGCCGGTAAAGCTCCGAAAGAAGAAAAACCCAAGAAGGAAAAGAAAGAAAAGGCAGAAGCTACTGAAAAGGCTGCTCCTGCAAAGAAGGACAAAAAAGAAGAAGATTAATCTCATATCTTATTAAGTATTCGTTAATGATGTAAAGGCCTGGCAAATCACTTTTGTTCAGGCCTTTCTTTTTAATACTAAGACTTTATGGAAGAAAAAACATATAAACCCAAACTGCGTATCACTACACTTGAAGATAATGGCTCCTATATTCAGGATAGATTGGTAGATGCGTATACCGAAATGAATTCAGGGCCAAAGGTACAACACAAGGGACCTATAAGAATAGAGGTAACTCTTACAAATAAACAAGATGTTGAGAACTTTAAGAATTACTTAGATAAGCTCGTAGGTAACTTACCAATCAAAGAACCTTCAGTGGGAAGAGGAAGACCTTCTACTGGGAGTAAACAACTTACTGAATCACCAAGAGAAGATATCTTGGCAGATGTAGAGAAAATGGTTGAAGAAGGTAAGAGCCAACAAGAGATTATTAAGTATCTAAGGGAATTAGGGTTTGTCTTTATTCTTACAGAGGACTTTCTTTTTCATTTCCCAGGATTCGAATTCAACAGTAAGGATGTGGGAGAAGCCACTGACAACAAGCAATATCCTAACTCATACTCCTGGATGGCAAGATGTATCAAACGAGCCAAAGACCCCAAGGCAGATAAATTCGACCCAATGGTCATCTTCGGCTTTAGTATCCTTGGTGGACCATCGAAGAAAATTGTTCCGTACCTTTATAAAGAAAGGAAGAAACCATTAAGGGCCTCTGTTGGTAAGAAAACCATATCCTTCTCTCAAGCAGAGTTCACAAAGTTCCCCAAGTTTATGCTCGAGGAAGAACGATTAAAGTTCTCTGCAGAACAACGACAATTACTTCTCAACTCCGAGAAAAAGCCTTCAAAGTTCTTTATGAGATGGTACAAAGATGTAATATTCCCTGATTCAATCAAACAGAAAATCGAAGAAGCTATCTCTAGATAGACAACCTCTACCTCAGTATTTAATAAAAGAGTATTATTTATTAAAATAAAATTCTTATATTTGTATAACGAAAAATAATATTAAAATGGATGCAGAAACCAAAGAGGTAGTAAAGAACATTGCTCAGATTCAAATTGAGGCATTGACTAATATCAAAAACAATATCACTACAACAGAACCTGATTTACTCAGGAAGTTGTTACAGATAAACGATGAAGAGATGCTTGATTCAGTCAATCATCATATTCAGATTTACGAAGAGATATACGATATGCCTCAATTGATAAAGACTCTGAATGAATATCAATTATATATCTGTTCTCATATCCTATTCAAAATGGAAGACGAATGGATACATAATTTATCCCAAGGAGTTTACGGAGCATGGGAACTATTACACAGAGAAACCAATAAATTTCATCCTGAACTCACACTAATAATTTAATTTTAATTATGGACAAGAACGAATACTTAGAATCAGTTGAATTGAACACTGGAGTTGAAATGATTCCCTGCGAATCCTCAAACGTTGAAGGTTACGGATACGACTCCAAAAACAAACAACTTTGGATTGCTTTCAAAGGCAACAAAGTTTACCGTTATGATGGTGTACCTAAAGAAATCTGTAATGAATTACACCTTGCAGAATCCAAAGGTAAATACGTTTCTTCTAATATCAGAAACAAGTTTAAAACTACGGGATATGAACTCAGGTCTTAAGAAACTACCTATCATAGGTCTGGCAGGATTTATACTAATTGGATTGGCTATAGGTTCAAAACCTACATCCGATGCAAGCAGGATAAGTCCTGCTCCGTCGTTTAAAAAGAACGATGTACCAGAAACTAAATACAGTTTCTCATTTGCAGATAAGCCTAAGTCATTAATGGATTCAATTCAGGAAATGGCAAACAAACTCGGAAAAAGAATATACGAATATCAGGTAGAAATAGAAATCATTCCAGAGAATCAAATCTACCAGATAAGTAATTCTGGATATCAACAATACGAAGTTACTAGAAAAGGAGTGGGATACTCCCATACATGGGTTAAATTTTATACTGATAAGAAGTTAACTTATCAAGATGCTATTAAGTTTGCAGAGAAATATCCAGAAAAATGTATACCCTTTGTACCTGCTCCCAAGGCTAAATCAGAACTCGATTATTATAACGAAAACCTGGACGAATATTTATCAGACCCAGAAAACGAGATAGATTATGCTCCAGAGATCTTCGACTTCTTAGCCGATTAACCTCAGCTATTTAAAAATATTCTTTTTATTTTATTGCTATATAAAATATTATTCTTATATTTGCAATGTGATAAGAAATTAATTCATTTATAAACATTTTTAATATAGACGTTATGAAAAAGAATGAAAACAAGGTTGCTAACCTTATCGGTAACAAAGTTGCTCAACAATTAGAAGGAATTAAGGATGCTACATCCAAGTCTAAAACTACTAAGGCCCAGGGAACTAAAAAGACTAAGGCTCAATTGGTAGAAGAATCCCAGGAAGCTGCCAAGAAATTTGCAGGTGCCAAATTGGTTCAGGTTACTCCGGAAGAACCCAAACCAATAAAGAAAACCTCTAAAAAAGCAGAGGTAGTAAAAGATGTTGAAAAACAACAGAAACCCTCCATCATCGAAAAGGTAATCTCCAACCGGGAAGTAAAATATGTATACCCAGAGGATGTAACCGATACACTGGCCCGGAAGAAATGGAGACAACAAACTCGTAATGAACTTCACAGACTTGAACGGGAAATGTTCCGTATCAAGGACCAAAACTCCAAAGAATACAAGAAAGCTGCCAAGGCATATGAGGACTTCAGGAATAAAGTCCTTAAGCCAGAACAAGTTGCTTGATTTTACCTCTCAGGGAAGGTACCCAATATCAGAGTACCTTCCTCATTGTATTAACCTTCTAAAGGTATAAAAATGGATTACACTATATTCTCCGCAAAGGGGATGTTAAAGCAAGACAAGGAGTTGGTGGAGTTGCATAAGAGATGCGTTAAAACCTACTTAGTTCAACGTTCACTTAAACATAGGAAGATTAAGAAGTTCTTTATTGTATACGATTGGTATATTAACACCAGTAACATAAGAAACTTCTTTTTCAGGCCTGTACCTATATTTGTGCAGGCATTACTCTTGGGACAATTAGACGAAATATCAGATTATGTAAATAAAGACGGTTATGGTAAGAAACATAAGAAAAGAAGAAATAGAAAAGGTTGAGGTAACTTATATCAAAGGTAAGTATGCCTATAAAACCCAATACAATGTAATTAGTGGGAAGAAGCATGAGATACTTTATGCAGGACCAGTTAATGCTTTGCAACCTGCACTAGAGAATATTCTGATGCTGGTTAGAAATCCAACCAGAAGAATCTGTACAGATTCTAGAAAGACACTAAGGAAACTTGAGGAAAAGGCAACTAACCTAAATAACTTCAAGGACCAAGGTATAACCCATATAATAATCTACATATGTTCACGAATATAGTCAAAGACCTATACATAGGTAAATCGAAACTAAATATCCGATTTCAGAATCAAATCATAGAGCCTGAAACCATAGTAGATAGTTTGGGTGTACCTTATCCTAAATTAAAGGAATACCCTACCTTTCCGGACTATGTAGTAATAGGTAACTTTGATGGCAAGGATATTTTTAACATTCAAATGGGAGAAAACCCTCACATGTTATTAATCACAGGAATCCCCAAAGGTGCCAAGACTTTAGATTGGTACAGGGTAAAGGAAGCAATCTGGTCCTCCTATTATGAGGATAATTACCGAGGATATTTATTTCAGGTCCAGGATGCAACCAAGAAAGTAACACTAAAGGCTTATCCTTTAGAAACAATTAAAGAGTAAATATATGGAAGCAATAGATTACGTAAAGTTATTTAAACTCGACCAAGAGAATTACGACTTCAAAAGGGAAGAGTTTATTTCCGAATTGGGTAAAGAGTTTCTAGATTATTGCCAAACTACTACCATTGGCATTAACCCTAAGACTCATAAGTTATATTATTATCGGTTCAAGGAAATCATTAAGAATTTCGAAAGTAAATTCTGGGCAATATCTAAGCTTAAGGTAGGTGAAGGATTTACACAGAACCTATGGAATGCTTTCTTTGCTACTCAGGTAGTACCATTAAGAGCAAAGATGTTCCCAGGTATTCAACAGTTCATTGAAAAAAGGAAGAAGGAATACCCCAATGAACAAGACAAAAAACAATCTACCTATAAAAAGGGAAGTCATGGCAAAGGAAATCCTAGACCTTCACGGCAATAAATTTATTGCCAAGGATTGGAAACTTTGCCTTAGTATTCCGATAGGCAAATGTGATAAATTAATTTTCACCAGGGATTATGTCTCTGGTGATTCTTTTAATTTGGCAGTGAAAAAGAAAACCTATAAGGCATATTTCTATAACCTTAGTATTAATTGCTATGTATGTTATAAGTTAGAGCTAGTAGGATATGATGAATCTAAAGATATAAGAAAGGCTTATTTATATGGCAAAAGAAGATAAGATAACAAGATTCCCTCGTCCTATGGGTACTACTGCAATGGCTTTAGAATACCAGAAGACACATGAAGAGGAAGCATTGATTAAGGTACAGAATTACCTTATTAATCAATGGTTAATGGGTAATGGTGTTTTGTGTGGAGTAACCTATGATATCAATTCATTCTCTAATAGACTAGGGATTGATATAGAATATGTACGAGTATTCATGAGAGACAGATTATTGTCTTCTAGAATATGGGATAAAGATAAACAGGAAGAATTACTTAACGCGTTATTGGGAGAACAACTAGCATGGGCATTAGAGGATAGAATGGAGATATCTCACCAGTTGCAAATCTTAAGAGATTCCCAAGGAGGTAAATATACTCCTTTCATTTCGTCCGAGGTTAATAAGACATTGAAGCTTAAGTTGGAATCTTCTACATCATTACAATCAATCATTCGTAATCTTACTGGAGGCAATACAACTAATATCTTCAATCAGTTCAATCAACAGAATAATCTCAATGCTGAGAATACTATCTCGATAGAGGAAGCAAGAACTATCGTATTAGAATCTCAAAAGGTACTTACTAAAACTGAAGAAGCAAAACTCTTAGAGGACAAATACGATATCAATTCATTGCCTGAAGTAGTTGCAACTAAGCAAGAGGGAGTAGATACGTCCAAGGAGGGCCTTAATCTTAATAAGAAAGAACTCAATCAAATTACAGATAACTATAAGGCTGCTATGGAAATATCCTCTAAAGAACACCATGAATTACGTAGGGAGATTGAAATGAGGGTTGATATTGATTCATATGACCCAGAGATGGATAGGTACTTAGAGGATGATGAAATACTAGAGTCAGAGGAAGATACATCCCTTGCTGCATCATTCTTAAACAAAAGAAAATAACTTAGAGGCTACCTATTAACGGTGGCCTCAGTTGTGTATATACGGATTTGCATATTAAAATTAAAAGTATTATATTTGCATATCAATTTAAAAATAGACAAATATATGGAAACATTAGACCCCGAATGTAAAAAGACCAAGATTAAGAACATCAATCAAGGTACTTATTTTAAACTCAAACCAACTACTACTGCACCGGTATGGGTAAGAGGAGAATATGAACGCTCAGTAGGCAAATATTCTTGCTTTAAATATGATGACACTAACCATGAAAAATTCATGAAAGGTTCCCAGGACGTATATATTAACTTTACATTTTAACAACATGTTCAAACTATTCAGAAAGAAAAAGAAAATCAGAGTAATCAAAAGCCGCAAACTTATTACTCTACAAAAGTTAGAGGGTATGGAAAATACCTTTAACGTAGCTATGCACTTTGAGCTAGAGGATTTTCATTCAAGAGTTCAAACGATACTCAATGAACTTCATATATATGATGACCGAGTTTATGTTGAGGCATACAAAGAGTACCAAGATCATTACAAGGTATACGATAGAGTACCAGACTTATTACTTTACAAGATACCGGTATTATTTGCTAACTCATACCCGGGAATCGAAGTACAGACAGATAAGGAGTTTGCTTATAGATTCTACATTCCAGATACTTCTTATTATGAAGCTTTACCAGAAGAGTTTAGATTAAAGGATTGGATTGAGGATAATTTCAAAATGATGTATTCAAAGGTATACCCTTATCTACCCGATAGTAAGGTATCAGTAAATGAATACGTAGATATTATTCGGTTTAATTATTGCAAGAACTGGGATATACTCTGGAATAACCCTCAATCAATTAGAAACTACTTTGATGAATGTATGGGTATCATTATGTCATTTGCAGATGATGATTGCTTGGTAGTGGTAAATAATATCATTGAACGATGTGCCGAAGAACTAAAAGAGAAATTACTAACCCTTAAAAATAACAAAGATGAACAAGTTTAGATTCAAGGTATCTACCATGTTAGAACAGGTAGAGGACGATTACATTAAATTCGTTGGAGATAACTATGGTGTAAACCGGGATGAGTTCCTTAAAGACTTCAAGGCTAAACTCAATCTTGAAAGCCATCATGTATCTACAGTACATGCTGAATTGATTGAATACGAACCAAATCGTATCATTATCCAGACCTCTAAGTATAATACCATATCAAAGGAATATAAAGACCATTACCTTTGGGTATTTACTAATAAGGGAGACAGAAAGTACGATTGGGACTTAAACAGATTCCGGGCTCTGCCTCAGTAATTTAAAGATAGATTATTAATTTGTTTGCAGATTAAAATATTATTTTTATATTTGTACATGAATTAATAATCTATCAAAATTTTATAACTATGCAAACCAAGTATTACTTATCATTCGAACAAGTTGGAATCATTAGACGTATTCCACTTAAGGAACAGGACCCCGATATGCAGGGAATCTTAGATGCCTTTATCAAAGCCTTCAGAATCGCTAACGAATTGGGAGATGAGGAAGAAGTTACTACTCCAGACTTAATCAATTCTCTTAACCATATTGATGACATTTACATTGATACAGTAGAGATTTACGAGGACGGATTCGAAATGATTGAACAGAAAGTACCTCTAGGAGATGCTAGCAAATGTGTAAGGAACCTCTTACAGATTATTCAATACAACGATGCTTTTGATTTAGCTGCTAATAATCTTGCTCTTGAGATTAAGAACAGCGTGAGATTCCATTGGAGACAACTTAACCCAGGTTCTTCAACTCCTGAACCTGAGTTCATAAATCAATTCTACGAAGAAGTAATTAACCGTTTAAAAACAAAAATATAATGCTAAAAATCGTATTTACCTCAGAAGACAATGAAAATTCTATGTTCGGCATAGAGGAATTCCCTATCTCAGCAGAACATGCCTCACAATTAATGCGAGGCGATATGTGCATAGGGAGGTTCTTGAACGATAACCTAAATGCTCCTGATGACATTTCTCGATTCAAAGGCCTTCTCCTAGAAGGAGATACCATTGACCATGTTACAGTTGCTATCAAATTTGAACCAGAATCCGATGTCAAAGAAGACATTAAAAAGCATCTGGTTAATGAACTATGGGAAACCATATATGATACTCTTTGTAGCTCAAAGGATACCATAACCCAGGAGACTATAGAAATGCTTCATTTCAATATCGATGCTTTCTACAAACAAGAAGTTACCCGGGAAGTAAAGCCATTCAAAAAGAAGAAACCCTCTTATCAGAGTTAACAAATCAATCAAAAGGCAGTTGAATTGACTGCCTTTTCTTGTATGTAGAACCTCAGCTATATTAAAATAATTGCATGAATAAAGTAATATTTAAAATAAAATGCTTATATTTGTAGTGTAATAATTAAATAATAAAAATATGAAAACAACAACATCTAAATCCTCTAGCCAGAACTTAGAAGAGGTACTTAAAAGATTCCTTACTAACAAAAACACTTTCTCCCTCTGTAATGGAGAAAAGGAAAACCTAAAGGCTAACTTATACGAGTTACTTAGTAAGTTATACGATAACTATCAACTTGCTTGCATTGATATCAATCAAATCTGGGTATACGAAACTTGCTATTATACATTTACATTTGAAAGCCTGGTTACAGTAGACCGACCAAGAGAAAACATCATTGCCGATGGCTGCATACGATTTATGCAAAATTTTACCGATGGTGACGGTATCTTTATATCGTTCACCAAACTGGATAGAAATCATTGGGTTTACCAACTTAACTTCAGAATATCATGAACGAAGAAGAATTAAAATCTCTGGCCTTACAGTTACATAAGGCACAGATACAAGAATATCCCTGGGTCTCAGCAGACCCAGAGGATGCTGAATCCTATATTAGGACTTACGGAGATACTAACGTACATTTGTACTACGATTATTTACTTGCTAACGGAATAGGAGAAGTAACGGAATAGGAGAAGTAGAATTATGAAAATCAGAGCTATTTTAGAAACAGAAACAATGGACCCTGACTTCAGGGAACCCTTCTTAAATGGTATGCCCTTTGACATTACCGAGTCAACCTTTGATAGAATCGTACGCTATGCTTCTGGATGTACCGATGTTCAACAACCAGATGTAATTGCTATGGTCATTCAACACTCTTTAGATAACCGTAAGGAGTTATCAGAATTACTAAATACATGTAATAATACTACACAAATGAGAGTACTCATACCAGTACCAATCTCTTCAATTACCTTTATCAATCAGTACCAAAATACTCTTAAAAAGGCATTAAAGGAGAGAATCAAAGGAACACTGGATGGCCTATCAAAAGAACAACGTGCAGAACTCCTTAATGAGGTACTTAATGAAACTCTAAGTGAGGGTTCTCTTAACGACGATTAACCAGTTGTTTTCATATCTATCCCAGAGGCAGGACTCTAACCTAACTAAGAGCCTGCCTCTACCTCAGTTATATTTGCATATTATTATTTATTTTCTTACATTTGTAGTGAGAAATAAAATATATTATTCATTTTAAAATAGACAACAACATGGTTAATCTTTACAAACTCACCAACTTACTTGAATCTGGGATGACAATATTCCAGCTCAATCAATGGAAAAACGAAGGTATCTGGTATCCAATTACCCAATACAAAAAGGAATCAAACGAAATCGAGGTAGTCACCAACGTATTTACTCCTCTATCCGAGGAAAATCCAAGATTCCATATTCAACTATCAGCTAACTATGATACAGAAAAAGCCGAATGGAATCAATTTCTAGAGGATAACCAATGGAAACTTTATCCATTGCTCAGGAATATACTTAATGTATTCTTACCACCACATGAACCCGGGTACCGTATCTTATATACATTATACCCTGAAGGTTTCTTATCAGTAATTGCCGAACCATTAAAATCAGAGGAGGCCTAACTATGTCACAGTCAAAAACTTATCTTAAATTTAAAGAGACACGTTCCCAAGAGGACCTTGAAACTCTTAACTCATATCTCAAACGTTTATCAGAAATATCCGATATACTCAATGGAGACGAGGACTTGGATAATGAAACCGAAAACAAACTATATGACGAGGATGAGGATCTTACAGATAAAACAGTCCGGCTAATATTCGGAGACGTATTTTTCGTATTTGCCGGGGAATATAACCTTGACGGGTACGATTCCTGGGAGGATACTATCGAGGACCTAATCGAGGACTTATATACAACCTATCAGGAATTACATGAAGCCTAATATTATACTTATCTTAGTCATGGGAGGAATTATCCTAATAATGGGTGCATCCTCCCATCCTACTAGTAAAGAACCTTTAACTTATGAGAATACTCATTGCTTAATATTAATAATATGCTAGAACAGTCCAAATTTTTAGTATCCTTCGATTGCCAAAACGAAAAGTTCTGCGAAGAATTAATCATAACCTATAGAACTGAGGAACTAAGGCCATACTTAATATTCCCAAGGGTAAAACTAAACCCCAACCATCTTCATGTATATCATACTAAAAGGATAATCTCAGAACTTATAGGTATGCCATACTCTTCCATCGAAATAGTTGACCTTATAAGGCTCCAGTAAGTAATCGGGGTTATTGCATATTTAAAATATTATTCTTATATTTGCATAAACATTTAAAAATAGACGTTATGAATGAAGAAAGTAAATTAATCGAATTATTTAAAAAATACCCCGGAATTGCTGCACGCATACGGAGGTCATTTGCTTATCACTACGACCAAATCCAACGGGAAATCGAAGCCGAGGTTGCTACAATTAACAAAGACGATGCTGCAACCATTATCGATTATACTACCGAATATATGGAGGAATCCATGGGTTGGCCTGATGCCGATGACCAAACAACATTCAACAATCAAATCGCTAACAATTAACATTAACCAATAAAACTTATAACATCATGACAACATTAAAATCTACTTCAATCCTTGCTTCAATCCTTGCTCAAAACCCTTATCAAATGAGAACTAAACTTATAATCCTAACATCAATTGCCATGGCTCTAGTAGTCATGGCTTTCCCTACCAATAAATTCCAACCTAAAACAGTATGGGAACACTACTGCAAGTATACATTGCACATACACCCATCACAGGCAACCGAGGACCAATATGATTACTTCCTTGATTGCTGGTCAGGAGATGACGAATACCAATATCTCTATGACTACTACGAGAAAAAATACCCAGAGTATAACCAAGAACTAAAACATTACGGAAAATGAAACTAAAATCACAACCTTAGTAATCGTAGAAGAGGGCCAAGTCCAAGACATCTACCATTCACTTGAAGATAACCAAGACAAGGCTTATCAAGAAATCATAAACCAGGTAAATGCTGAATATGGAGACGGAGGAGTACTACAATTCTATTCTCTACAAGGTATCAAGGATTACTTCGAAATCGTACATATAGAAACTCAGGAGCTTACATCAATAGGATTCAAAACCGCAATATTAGACCTATGAAAAAGAAATCCAAGAACCAAGTATACATACCTCACCAGGATAAATGGAATGAACACTTTCCTACTCCAGGTAAACCAAACCCCAATTACTACACAGACTCAGGTGCAACCTTCAACAAGCACCTACGTACCCAAAACAAATTAAAACAGAAAAGGAAATGAAAACCCTACTACTAATCCCAGTAATCCTATATACCTGGTTATCATTAACCCACAGGGATAAGATATACCATCAAATACCCAGCCCCACCAACAAACAAAAATACATATACTTAATCCTACAAGGCCTACAGATAATCCTATTAATCCTATTAGAGACCTTAATCCTAAGAATATCAAACTACTAACCCACCAAACAAATATCAAAATAAATACTAAAGCCCAGTATAAACAAAATCATACTGGGCCTAACTATGTTACATAATACACATACCTAATATCACCAATCATATAATCAATATATATATAACTAATACAATATTGAAGGCCTTCCGGGGGTGTTGGGATTAAGGCAAACTTCTAGGCCTAGCCCCCCTATCACTATACAACACCACTACTCTATAGCTATCTAACACATATGTCTCATAGCCTTTGGTCATTATGACCCATTGCCTAAAAGGTCCACAACTAAGGCCCATTTGGGTACCTAAATCCCCTTAATCCTAGACCCCTAATGGCCCTTTATATTAGTATATATTATATAGAAATGGTTGGGATTAGGCAATCGGATTTGTAGGATTAGGCAATAATTTGGGGTACCTTTTTATATAAAATTAGGTACCTTTTTGTCGGATTGGGGCCCCTAAATTTAATAAATCCGAGGTAATTTTTAGGCCATTCAAGGTACCTAAAAACTAGTAACTATGTTATTAATGGCCCTTGTAGTTAGTTAAAAAGAAATTTTAGATTGCTAGAAGAGATACTTCTTTTGAGAGAGTACTGATAGAGAGATACGTAATATTAGTATTAGAGCTCTCTAATAGAACTCTTACAGGAGCCCAAATAAACTCTATACTTGCCGAATGTCCTTTACTATTCGATGATGATTCTCAACCTAAGCCTGCCTATACCGCTTATCTGGGTTCATTATACATTACCCTTATTGCAGAAGCCTAATCGCTAACTATGTTACACCTAAGCCCATGCCTATCTAAGGTACTGGGCTTTTCTTATAGCCTTTCTATGTAGGCCATCATGGGACTTACTAAGGCTTACCATAGGCTTAACTACAGACCCATAGGCCATAGTACTCTATAGACTCCATGGATGGCCCTGGGCATTATAGGATTACCTGCTAGTCACCTAATGGCCTTTATGTATGATAATATACAGATAATAACTACCGGACTGTATGGGGCCTCCAAATTTCTAAAGTGGTACCTATACCAACCCCTTCCCTATATCCATCAATATACCTATATTACCTACCCACAACCATGCCCCCAATTCAAACCCCTAAAACCTACTTGCAAATTTTTCATGCAAAATTATTAAAAATAATTCTTTAAAAATTTTCGAGAAATTTTTCTGAAAATGTTTTGTAGATTCAAAGATATTTTTTATCTTTGTAGTGTTGAAAAAGCAAAGAGATATTTAAAATTTTGATTAACAATTTTTATAAAAAAATTCTCTGAAAATTTTGCTAATTAAAATATAAATTGTATCTTTGTAATGTAATCAAAAAGCGATACTTGACATATTGAAACAATATAAAATTAATTTATTCCTTTTCTCTTTTTCTTATAAATCTTTTAGTTTTATAGAGAAAAGGATATAATAAAATAAACATAAAAACTAAAAGTATTTTATTATGGAAGAATTAAAAAATGTAGTAGTAGAAAAAGAAGTTGCTAACAACAAAGTAAACAAAGTTAGTGCAAATAAAGCAAAAGCGCAAGCAAAAGCAAATAGCACTATTAAATTATCAGTTGATAGTATTTTTAAAAGTCTAAATGAAAAAACAAACGGACTTTTAAAAACTTCTTTAGGAAAGAAAACAGAAATTTACGTTGAAAGTCTTTTTACAGAGTTAAACGAAAAGCAAAAGAAAGTGTATCGAAAAAAATTAAGAAACACAACTTTTTCTTTGCTTGATTCGATTTGCAAAGCAAAAGAAGAAAAGAAACAAAATGAATTAAAAACACTTGTTTCAGCTTTCAACGATTTTTATAAGCAAGTTTATAAAATTCATGATTTTTCTTTTGCGTCTATTGCAAGCGAAAATACAAAGGACACAAAAAAAGAAGTTCTTACAAAAGGTTTGAATATTGTTAAGAATTTCAAGTAACTAACTGCAAAGGGAAAGATTTAATCTTTCCCTTTTTAAAATTTTAAAGATATGAACAAAGAATTATTAAAGAAATTTTTAAATCATTCGATTTCTAAGAGTGACGGAAAGATAAATATTTCTGTTTTAGATATGCAAAGCGAATCTTTGCAAGACGAAGAAGAAACAGAAAAGCGTTTAAATGAAACGTTTGAAACATTAGATAAAATGCTTTTGCAAGACGGACACAAAAAAATAATTGAATCAGATTATTATAATATCTATTCAAGAAAAGACGATAGTAGCGAATTATTTGTTTTGCAAAACAAAGATACATGTGTTACTTTGATTGAATTAATTTAAAATTGAAAGGGACAAATAAAAATGTTTGTCCCTTACTTTTTATTTTTGAATGTTAAATTTAACGTAACCGTTCGGCCCTAAAACTACCACACAAAAATCGCTCCTCGTATTAAGAGGTACCTAGAACCACACATGCACACACAAAGAAGCCAGAGACCTAATATCCCTGGCAACTTATCCTATAAAAGGATATCTAATATCTCCTTAATCCTATCCTTCCCTAAAACCCTTCTACCATTTCTTATCTCATAGAAGAAAATATAATACATCTCAAGTTCTTCCATCCAAATCCTATCTCCTCCCTCTAATAATGGTTCTATTCTCATCATATCCTCAGGATTAATCCATAACCGATACCAAACCCTATTACCTTCAGAACATCTTAAGATTCTCTTATGGTCATCATCCCTTATCGCTGTTACCTTTACCATATCCTTTAAACATTCCTTGGTTCAACCTAAATCCAGGCCTAGATATAATCATTCTCTGGATATCATGTATCTTAATTGCCATCTCATCCATTTCCATCGGATGGTTGATAGGTAATTCTAAAAACCTATTCCAAATTTCCTCAGTAAGTCTAAGGATTGCCTCTTCCTCTTGGGTAAACTTACCCGGGTTAATATCTTCCATAACTTAATAAACTATAGGTTCATCTTCTGTAATGGGAGGGAGATTAACTCCCTCTCTTTTAATTCTCTCTAAATCCTCTAAGGCACACTCTAGTATTTTAATACGTTCAGCATTATATTCTTTAGATATAGGAAACCAAAATGCTGTTCCTAGAAGGTATTCATGTCCTTCTAGGTTTTCTAATGGCATTCTATACCATATCCTACCTTCAATTCTTAATCCTTCTCCTTGCAATTTTATGATGGTAGGGTTATAATAACCAAAGTATACTATCTCGATATTAAACCTTTGTGGGGTGAACCATGGTTTAATTACATGTCTCCATAGGAAAACTTCTTCGACTAATGCAAATTCTCTACTGATAGTTCTGCTTACATCCATTAGGTCAGCACATAATCCTCTTGGAGAATCGGGTATATTAAGCCTTCCATATAGGACTGCTTCAAATGTATTCTTTACTGGAAGATAGTAATTTCTTATCCTTTCTTCGATTACCTTATTCTCTTTGGAATTATAATCGATTGCAGTGTACGTAGGCTTTTCCATCCTTCTCTAATTTTCTTTCAAACCATTGGCAGGTAATACACTTTGGACTTCCTACCATTATCTGTACTTCCCCTTTAATTACTGGGCATGGGTTGGTAAGCTTCTTTTGCCTACCTACCTTCTTCGTTGTTATTTCTCTGTTCATAGTTCTTAAAGTATGTGATTAGTAAATATATCGGAAATAGAGGCATGATTAACCAGAGGGTTAGAAAAAAGAACCCCACCCTTTTCATTGGGTGGGATGAGGTAATTACTCTGGTCATAAACCATGCAGGTATAAAACATATGGCATATATAATGCCTAAAATTATCCAGGTTATCATTGTTCAAAGTACTTATTTACGATTTTGGATATCTTCTTATCTAACTCTACTATTAGTTCGCTGAACTCTTTGTCCTTCATATCTTTTATCTTGGCTTCGATAAATTCCAGGTTTCTCTTAATAGAGAAATAAGATTTGAAGGCTTGGTAATCCAATTCGGATTTATCTGTTAGAGGTAATATCATACTTGATTTACCATCTAACCTTGTATAGAACCCATCTGGTCCGATAGTTCTTGATACTTTTACCTTATTACTCAGTACTGCAAATCCACCTTTCTTATCGATAGATTCTACAATTACTTTCTCCATTAAGGTTTTGCCATCAGAGAAAATTACTTCTTCACCCTCCTTTAGCTTTTTGGTTTCTTTGTTCTTTTTCATATCTTTATTAATTAGTTTATGCAAATATACGAAATTATTTATTATCTGTATAATTTTGAATCATTAATTTTAAATCCTCTGAGGTAAAGGATTTGCGACTTAAGAGTTCCATAAGTTCTACAGGAGTAAGGATTATTCCATTTGGAGTAAAAAGTCCTCTAGAGTGTTCTGGAATTATGCCCTGGAATCCCCAATTGTTATATGAGTTAATAATCATGGAATTATCTCCGGTGAGCATAGCAATGTAATTTTCTGAAGTTTTAATACGTTCTCTTCTGAAAGTACCAACTTCTATCCATAAGGAATTAAGATGGATAGTGTAATGACGATAATCCGGAGTGATTAATGGGAGGATTTCCATCGAGGAATCTTCTCTTATCTTATCATCTTCTTTCTTAATGTTATACCAAAAAGCACAATGAAAGCAAAGTTGTTTGGCTTCCATTATTTTAGGGATTGCCCTAGATAATTCGTACTGATGCAAGTCGATAGGTTCATTGCATAAGTGACATTTTTCAGTTTCCATATTTCTACATTAAATTATATAGGATAATAGAACCTAAAGAACCCTCCTAAGTATGGTATTCAGCAATACTTTCTAATCTTTAATGAACTTTAAAATATAACGTTATGGATAAGTTAACTAATGAAATGATTGTGGCTCTAGCCAATGATTTGGGACTAGAACCAGCCTTGCTTAAATCAGTACAACTGGTAGAAGCAGCAGGCAGAGATGGATTTTTAGTAGATGGTAGACCTCAAATTCTATTCGAAGGTCACATTATGTACAAGGAAATCAAGAACAAATTCGGTTTAGACAAGGCAGTTGCTGCTCAAAAGAGTTATCCTACCATTTGTTTCCCGAAATGGGACAAATCGAAGTACTTAGGAGGAGCAAATGAGTACAAAAGACTCGAAATTGCCAAGAAAATTGATGAAGAATGTGCTCTAAAGTCAGCTTCTTGGGGAATGTTTCAGATTATGGGCTTCAATTTTGCCTATTGTGGGTGTAAAAATGTCTTTGATTTCGTCAAAAAGATGGAAGAATCTCATGCTTCTCAGCTGAAATTGATGTATTATTACATGAATAATACCAGTTGTTTGAAGAACTTGAAGGAACATGACTGGGCAGGCTTTGCTCGGAAGTATAATGGTCCTGGTTATGCTGAAAATGCCTATGACCAGAAGTTAAAAAACGCTTACGAAAACTTTAAAAACAAGATATAATGAAGGTAATCTACAACAAATTTATACCTTTCAAAGGGTATAAAGCCATGAATTTATTCGGCATCGTCTTCGTAAGAAAAGGTGCCAAGTTTGATGCATATGATTACAACCATGAGAAGATACATCTCAAACAAATGCAAGAGATGTTGTGGGTATTCTACTACTTATGGTATGCAATCGAGTACTTAATCATCATGTTCTTTGCTAAGTGGAACAAACAAAGCGAAAGATATCATGATGTAAGCTTCGAAGAAGAAGCCCATAACAATGACCACGACTTGGAGTATATCCGAACTCGTAAACATTATTCCTGGGTTAAGTATGTAAAACTTAGAAGCTACAAAAAATAGGTCTTTTTAATTCGGTATAGGGCTGGTTTAGATATCTTAAATTTTTGACAAAGTCCTCGTATAGTAGTATATCTATGTAATCTTAAACACCTGATTATTCTACGTATTTTACGAGGACTTATCTTATTATAACCTCCATGAAAATAGAATCTACCCTCCTGAATACACTGTTGGGTATTCTCTTTCTGAGTTCCCCACTTAAGATTCTCGGCTCTATTATCAGTACGTATATTATTTAAGTGCATTACTACTGGTAAATTATTAGGATTGGGTATATAAGCCATTGCTACTAATCTTGATACCTTATAATGTTTTCTTAATGATTTATGTTTTAGAGTAACTAAAGGATATCCGTAGGATTCTTTAAACTTTAAAGGAACCCAGGATTTATTTCTGAACACTTGGATAGACTTACCATTACCGAATACTCTAACTTTAAGACCATGTAAAATTATATCTTTATACATATTATAAAATATTTAGTTTATGAACATAAATAGATACACAGTATTAGGTGTATGCGCTGGCCAGGGAGCTTTACTATTCCCTTTCAGAAAACATCTGATTGGGAATATAGAAGTAAGAGGAGTATTCCATACCCCTGGTGAAGAGCAATGGAAAGCTAATTTTGGTGATATACCATTCTACAAAGGATATAACTTACCTCAATTTGAGGAGAGAGTAGATGTTATTATATCATCTCCAGACTGTGGGGCATCATCCATTATGAGGCTTTCAAAGGTAAAAGAATTGGGTAACCCTAAGGATAACAGGAGTTTAAATCTAGTAACTGCTGCAATATTAGAATATAAGCCTAAGATTTTTCTTATTGAAAATCTTCCTCGTTTGCTATCTTTGCTTCCTTATGAGTTCTTTAATTTAACCTTTAAGGACTATAAACTTATTTTTCATGAAAGGTCAGTTTCTGACTATGGGAACTCTCAAGTATCAAGGAAACGTCTAATCATCATTGGAGTGCATAAGAAAACCGGTAAGAAATACTTGAATGCTTTTGATGAAGTATTCCAAGTAAAAACTCCAAAACTTACTAGAGACTTGCTCTTTGTATCTCCTTACGGGAGTAATTATAACATCCCGATAGAAAAGACCCTTGCAATGTATGACTATCGAAAGCTTCCGGAAAAGAAGAATCTGACCGTTGAGAAGATTCAAGTATTATGGAATAGTGCTTTCAAGCAAGAGAAGAAATGGCCCATTAAGACTGCTAAGATGAGTACACTCCCGGGAGTGTATCGATTGGAGTTAGATAAACCACCTCTAACTTTAAGACCTGCAGATAGGCAATTTAGACCTGATGGATACCCTCTTGGGATTAACGATTTCAAGGCAATCATGGGATTTCCCAAACAGTTTAAGATTTACATTGACCAAGAGAATTACCTTTACTGGTTAAACAAGGCAAGGTATACAATTGCCAAAGGTTCTGTATATGAAGTTGGGATTTGGTTTAGGAAATGTATCAAAAATGTCTAGGTACACTTTCATGTTAATATATACTAAAGTATATATTACTCCAAACTGCCCTTTGAAAAATATAGATATATAATATACTACGTATATATATCTATATTTTTATATACGTATATAGCTATTGTTTGTAGTAGATATTGAATATATGTTTTGGGATATAGGAAATTTATCTCACTACGTTCGATAAAAGGTAATCGCTTAGCGATTACCGATAGTTAGTAATAATTTAATTTTTTTTTCGCGATGATGAAAACAGATAAAAACAAGTGGAAGAACTTTGTGTTCCTTTTGCTACTAGGATTTACTATTTACCTTTGCTTCAGGAATTACAAACTGAATTCATATATCAGTCAACTTCCTGATTCATCGGTCATTGGCATTCCTGATACAATCAAATTGAAAGAGAACTTCAAACCTGTGATACCATATACACAATTGGTTCAGCCCCAGAGAATTCTTCTCTACGACTTCTATCGAAACAGTAGCAATTCGACTAAACCCCAGGCTTCTGATTCAACAGCGGTTACTTCGAATAGGATTAGTAGAGAAGATTCTTTGGTCCAATTTACCTTGGATAAAAACCAATTGAATCTAAGTTTATTCAACAAAGAAACAAACTCCTATTCAACGAGAATGTTTAACATGGACTTAGATAAGTATAAGTACAATTGGTATGAAGGTCAATTAACTCAAAAAAGAATTAGAAAACTAACTCTAAGTCCATACGTTTATGGTAAATATAGGGTCTTTAATCAAATGTTAGACATAGGGACAGGCCTTTCAATCAAGACTACTAATTTCAATTATAAACTTGGTATAAATGCTTTTCATTATCCGAAGTTCTTTTCGGGAATAAAAGCTGACTTAGAGTTTTCAGTAACATATAACTTTTGATTATGGCAAAGAAGATTAACATAGAAACTAACACATCTGCTCTCACAAGGGAAGAACTAGCAACACTTGCTAAGGTTAGTAATGATGTTTTTTACTTTAGCCTTTTCACTTATGTGATACACCCTATGAGGGGAAAGGTAAGATTTGAACTTTACCCGTATCAAAAATCGGTTCTGTATAATTTCGTAAAAGAACGTTTCAATATTCTGCTTAAGTTCAGGCAAGCAGGTATTACGGAGCTTATATCTATGTACTGCCTATGGTTGGCAATGTATCATCCTAACAAGAAGATTAACATTATCTCAATCAAGGACACAACAGCAAAGAAGGTACTTAAGAAGATTAAGTTCATGTACAAAAACCTGCCATGGTATTTACAGACACCGATTATAAATGGTCGTTCGGGAGAATATGGTTCTGCATCAATGATAGAGTTTGATAATGGCTCATTCATAGAATCTATCCCAACGTCTTCTGAAGCTGGTCGTTCGGAATCTCTATCCTTATTGGTAATTGATGAAGCAGCAGTAGTTAGATGGGCAGCCCAGATTTGGGCAGCCGCTTTTCCTACTCTTTCCACTGGTGGAGCTGCTATCATCAATTCCACTCCTTATGGAGTTGGTAACTTTTACCATTCTACTTGGGTTGATGCTATTGCAGGTGGGAATCCATTTAACCCACTACGATTGTATTGGCAAATGCACCCAGAACGAGATATTAATTGGTACAATGAAATGTCTTCTGCTCTTGGAACAAAAAGAACTGCACAAGAAATCGATGGTGACTTCTTATCATCTGGAAATACGGTCTTCGACTTAGCTGATATCAAAGCTATCGAAGACTGTCTTAGTGATTATCCAGTTATTAAGAAAAGATTCAATGGTCAATATCGGCAATTCTTAGAACCAACACCAGATAAGGAATATTTCATTGGTGCTGACGTTTCAACTGGTAGGTCTTCTGACTACTCTGCATTTACTTGCATGGATAAACAAGGAGAAGAACAAGCAGTATTCAAAGGTAGACTTTCAGTAGATAAGTATGCAAGGTTACTTGGAGATACAGGGCATTTATTTAACTTTGCCACTATTGCTCCAGAATCCAATGATGTTGGATTGGCAGTAACTTCTGCTCTTCAAACTGAAGGTTATCCTAAACTGTATTATTATCAGAAAATGCTTAAGAAGAAAGGTAAATCTAGACCTGAGGTAGATAAATCTCCAGGATGGTTAACTACACAAAAGAACCGTTCTGTTATTGTAGAGGGACTTGAACAGGATATTCGAGAAGATAATATCACTGTTAAAGACCCTTTCTTTGTTCAAGAAGCATATACCTTCATATATGATGGTTTAGGTAGGCCAGTTGCAATGGGTAAGCATAGAGCTAATAATTCTACAGTAGATGTAGACCTAGAGGGGGATGTATATGCAGATGACTCTATATTCGGTAAAGCAATCTGTAATCACATAAGAAAAGGAAAAACTAACGTAATAGTACAACCGAAATGAAAAAGCTCAATTTTAATTGGAGTTGGGGTAGAAAGAAAGACCCACCTCCTGAATCAAACAAGGAGCCAAGCAAGCCAAAAGCTGCTGCTATATCTCCTGGTAGAGTATCAGTGGATGAAGATAACTCTTTACTCAGTACTCTGAAAGGGATGACCGTAATGGTAGACCCTTCTTTTCGTGTTGAAGTAATCCCTTTGATTCGTGATTTATATAAGGTAAATCCGGATATGGGCATTGCTTTGCAGGATATGTTTAAGTTGGCAAATACTGGTCATACGGTAACATTCCCAAACAACTCAGATGCTGAAGCAGATAAGATGAGAAAACATCTTACTGAAGCTACTAAGAAATGGTCTAGGTATACTGCTGGTATAGATGGTCTAGTTAATAAGATGATTGTACAATGCCTTGTTAGTGGAGCTATATCCGTTGAAGGAGTTCCTAATGATATGTTGGATGGTTTGGATACAGTCTTATTCCTTAGACCCGAGAACATTGTTTTCAAAAGAGAGAACAATGGAGTATATTCTCCTTACCAGAGGAATAAGAATTACTTCGTAAAGCACCAAGATTATATCAAACTAAACCCAGAAACTTATGTGTATGCTGGTATGTTTAATGATACCGATGAACCTTATGGGATTCCACCATTTATGGCAGCATTGGATTCATTAAAAGGCCAACATGATATGAAGGTTAACTTCAAACACATCATGGAAATGGTTGGTATGGTAGGATTCTTGGAAGCTAAGATGACTAAACCAGACCAGAATCCAAATGAAAGCTTACAAGCTTATCAATCCCGTCTTGAACGTACATTAAAAGATTTGAAAAGAAATCTTCGTAATGGTATGAAAGACGGTATAGTAACTGGTTACATTGATGACCATGAGTTTAAACTCAATTCAACTACCAAGGAACTTGGTAATATTGAGAAACCCTGGAATATGAATCAGCAATCAGTTGCAAATGGTTTGGGAGTTAATGGAAACCTTATCGGAGTTAGTTCAACAACAGGAGAAGGAGCAACGGGTATAATGCTGTCTAAGTTAATTAGCCAGTTAAAAAATATCCAAATGCTTGTAACTTATGTATTGGATTTTCTTTATTCTCTAGAACTGCGTCTGGCAGGCTTTGATAATAAGGGAATAAAGATATCATGGGGAACTTCAACTATCTCCGACGAAGTTAAGGTTCAACAAGGTCTTCAGTATAAAATCCAAAATCTGGATTTATTATATAAGGCTGGTATCATTAGCCAAGACCAATATGCTTGGGCAATGGGTTATGATTCTCCTGATGAAGACGAACCAAGAGTTTCACTTGAGGACCAATTTGCTAAGGGTAATTCAGACCCTCAAGAGGGAACTAAGAAGAAGCAAAGGCAGGATGATAAAAACCAATCTGCTCGTAGGTCAAGAGATAAAACTAATCCGGCTCCATCTCGTGGAGACCAAAATACAAAAGCAAGATGAGTAAATTTACTAAGAAAAACAAAGAGCATCTTGATTCAATGGTGATTGGCCAGGGTCATACCATTATGGCTGGGTATATCCCAGAATCAGTTGGAGCCCAGGCTTTCTCAGAGAATTATTACAAATGGAAGACTCCGACACCGGATACCATTGCTCAATTTGGATTTTGGGGAGGAGATATAGATTATAATACCTATTATCCAAACCTTGATAAATCAGAACTTACTCCAAAGGATGAAGAGTTCATTGAACCTATGTTCAGATTACTTTCTGAAACGATTGTATCTAAGAACTGGAATCCTACTGACTTTGGTCAGAATGGAGTACTTAAGGCTTCTATGAGAATGTTACTTGGACAAACAGTAAATTGCGACCATGAAACCAATATTGGTAATGCCATTGGAGCTGTATCTCAAGTAATGTGGCAGGAGTCTTATAAGGATGGAAGTTTTACTATACCTGCAGGTATCAATGGTATTCTGAAGATTGATGGTAAAGCTAACCCAAGAATTGCTAGAGGTATTCTTATGGAACCTCCTTCAATTCACAGTAACTCAGTAACAGTACAGTTTAAGTGGGATAAATCACATCCAGGAATGGAAGATGGTGAATTCTACCAAAAGCTTGGTACTTATGACTCTAAGGGTGAAATGGTTCGTAGAATAGTTACTGAGGTAGTTCGATATATGGAAACATCCCTGGTATCTCATGGAGCTGATTCATTTGCTCAAAAGATTGGTGAAGATGGTAAAATCATTAATCCAACCTTTGCAAAAAGAACCTGGTCTTCTTATGAGGAATATCGGGATGACAAGTCCAAACAGTACTTCTTTACTGACTACAAAACGGACTTCAACTCATTCCAAGAAAAGGACAATACTCCAGATTCTTTTAATGATAATGGTACCCAAGAAAATCATAATCCTAATAAAGAAAATATGAACAAAGAATTGCAAGAATTTTTAGAAAAGCTTTTCGGAGATAATATGTTATCTCTGGCAGAGGGCAAAGAAATGACTCAGGAAGAAGTTATTTCTTGTATTCAAAGCTTGGTATCATCCAAAAACAGTCTTCAGACAACGGTAGATAATCTTACTACAGAGAAATCTTCTCTTACAGAACAGATTACCAACCTGAATGCAGAAGTTGCAAACTTGAAGGAAATGGCAACTGTAGGAAAGAATCACATTGCTTCTCTCCGTGAAAATGCTGTTACTACTTACAAGAAGTTGATGGGTGATAAAGCCGATGAAACTATTGTTACAATGTTGAATGCCGAAACTACTGGCATCGTTACTCTCATCTCCTTAACTAAGGATTATCAGAGTCGTCTGGAAGAAAAATTCCCAATGGTATGTGCAAGCTGTGGTTCTCATGATGTAAGCCGTGCTTCTTCTGTTGCAGAGACTGATGAAAAGACTGGAACTCAGAAACCTGCAACTACTTCGAATGCAGAAGCCAAGTCTACTTCGGAAACCCTCGAAGACTTGTATAAGAAGAAATTCAAGTAATAATCGATAAATATCACTGTTATGACTAAAATCGTAAATAAAGACCAGCCAATGACGCTGTTTGGGGAAAAGACCCCAAGAGCGGTGATTTACAAAAGTGAATCACACAAATTGCACCAAGCTTTCTGTGTAAAAGATGGTGAAACAATTTTGCAAGGTATGCCGGTAGCTCTTGGAGAAGACGGTTTAATTGAACCTTACACTGAATCTACTCGGGTATATATCGGAGTGGCAGTAACCGACAATGTAAATCCTGCTTACCAGGCACAGAACAAATTCCCAGTAGAGGTAACTGTTGCTGTGGAAGGTTACATGATTTGTAACTGGGTATCTAATGCTGCTGACTTAAAAGCAGGATATGTAGTTCCCTCTGGTGACTTACTGAACGACCGATTTGTAAAAGCAAACCAGTCAACAGATGCTACACCTTTCATTGCCATCACACCTGCAGATGAGGCAAACGAGGTAATTCAAGTACTTATTAAATAAGAGAAGAAGAAACATGGAAAAAGTTGATATTTCAAAATTGAAGAGAGAAGACTTCGCAAAAGAACTTCCTCAAATGGTACAGCAGTTGGATGCTTACCGTCAAGGTTCACAGAACAAAAAACCTGTGGACATCACATTAGGTGAACTTACCACTGGTAAATGGGGTATTACCCAAGATGAATTGTTCGAGAAGTTGGATATCAATCCGAAAATCGACACAATGGAAAACATCTTCACGATGCCTCAGCAAGATGTTCGTTGGATTGTTCCGGAAATCATTCGTTCTGCTATCACTCTTGGTATGCGTCAAGCTCCGTTCTATCCGGAGATTATTGCATCTGACCAGTCAATCAGTGGTCTTAGCGCAATCATGCCGATGATTAATATGTCCGATGCTGCACCTGCAAAGGTTAACGAAGCAGAAACTATCCCATTGGGAGATGTAAGCTTTGGACAGAAATCAGTAAGTCTCTTCAAAATTGGTAAGGGATTCAAACTTACTGATGAAGTTCGTAACTACGTATCTCTGGATGTATTGGCAATCTACCTTCGTGACTTCGGTGTTCAGCTTGGTTATGCAATGGATACTCTGGCAATGGATGTTGTTATCAACGGTAACAAACCCGATGGTTCAGAATCTGCTCCGGTTATCGGTGTATATGAAACTACGAATGGTATCACTTACAAAGACTTGCTACATATCTGGGTAAGAGCTGCTCGTATGGGACGTAACTTTACTACTATGATTGGTGGTGAAGACCAGGCAATCGAAATGCTGAACTTGCCAGAATTCAAAGAACGTCATTCTGGTACAACTGAAGCTACACTGAACGTGAAGTCTCCGGTACCTAAGAATGCTAACTTCTATATTCACCCGGGAACACCTGACCAAGGTTTGCTGTTGATTGATACAACTGCTGCTTTGATTAAACTGACTGCAAAACAGTTGATGCTTGAATCAGAAAGAATCGTATCAAATCAGACTCAGGCAATCTATGCTACTCTGACTACAGGCTTCTCTAAGATGTATCAGGATGCTGCATTGATTCTGTCTGCAGAGAAGAAGTTCTCAGAATTTGGATTCCCCGAATTTATGAACATTGACCCGTATCTCTTGGTTAACCTTGAGTAATAATACACCTGGTTTATTTTACAAATAATTCCATTTCTTGATGGGGTAGGTTTTGCGAGGACCTACCCCTAATTTTAAACATCTAAAAACTTAGTAAAATTATGGATAAATATAAAGTAACTGTAGGTGCTAAAGCTTACAGCTTCCATGACCAATCTACAGGTATTACAATTTGTAGAGGAGAAGAAAAAGAATTGAGTGCTCGACAGTACAGAACTAAAAAGATTCAGATGGCTTTGAATTCAGGTCACCTGCGTTTGGTTCTTGATAAGAAAGCTGTCGACAAATACTCCAATGATGACATCGATAAGTTGGAAAAGAAACTGAATGCTCAGTTCGAAAAAGGTATGGAAATCAAAAAAATTGCCAAAGCCTATACTCTCGAAGAAGCAACCCTTATCGCTGCTCGTCACGAAATTGTTGCCGACAAAGGTGATACAGTTGAAACTCTGATTCAGGTTCTGTTGGAAGAGTTCGAAGAATCTAAAAAATAAGATACCATGGACAATCTAGACTTTGTAGCTATTGCGAATGGTCTGGAAGTTTCATTTAGAGTATTAACCAAAGTCCCAGCCAAGGCCATTTTTGACTGGGACTTTGGTGATGATAAGGGGTCCGTTTATGATGTTAAACAACCTACTTATACTTATGAAAAGTCCGGATTCTATACAGTAGCGTTGAACATAACGAACTCCGAAGGACTTAACTTAAATGCAACTAAAACCATAATTGTAAATACCGAGTCCAAAACTACATTAACTGATAGTATATATAACCTAATCAATTATTACATTCCTTCAGAAATCTCAGATGGTATGTCATCAGAAGAGAAAGCAATGTACATAACTAAATGGCAGTTATATATCCAACCGCTAGTAAATCATATTATCCCACTGGATAAATATAATGATGAGTTAATGTATGAAGCTCTAGAAAACCAATTAATTATGGAATTGGCAGCATGGGATTATCTCAATGTTAAGCTCCTTAATTTATTAACAAGTACAGGAGAATACCTAAGTCAACTTACTTCAACCAAAGAACAAGTTGGTGATGGTTCTTCTAAACCGGAACAAGCTCGAGGTGATAGAATCAAACAAATCACAACTGGGCCTACTGAAGTACAGTACTATGATACACTTGCCGATGCAACATCTTCCCTATGGAAAACATTTTCTCAAGCAATGCAACCTGGTGGTATCATAGACGAGTTAAGAAAAAACCTTTGTATGTTAGCTGGACGATTGGAAATCTACTTACCATTCTGTGACCAAGCAAGTCATGTAGTAGTTCCAAGAGTAGTAGACAGAAGAAGACCTGGATTAATAGATGGGCCAAACCCCAGCTCTCCAGTAAAACGTAATGGTAGAACCTTAATTAGAAAACGATGACCAAGACTCCTCATAGATTGGTTAAGAACCGGTCTTGGGATAGATACAAGAAGATTATAAATGATTTCTTGGATGTAGATGCTGGTAGGCAAACTATAACTTGGGCAAAGAATGTAAATCAACTCCTAAGTCATGGAGAAGATGAAATCCCTAAATATTATAATATACCAATCGAGGCATTATGTTATTACAATGCCTTCAGAAACTGGCCCATTAATAAGGCAACAGTAACTGGAGAACTCGATGATGAGAATTTATCAATACTGGTTACTAAATCATATATAGAACAACTGGGATATTTAACTCCAGAAGGCTATTGGGATTTTAACTGGTCTGAAGATAGATTTGTAATTAATGGTATCACTTATAAACCTTCGGGAGATACACAAGTTGCCCAAGCCAAGGATGAAGCATTAGTCTTCATGGTTATCCTAAAAAGGGACCGAGATACCAAAATACAATTCGTAGAATAAAATTGAAAAGTATATGGCAAAGATGTTAATGTTACGATGGAAACCAATTAATACCGGAAACGGTATTTGGTTTGATAGTAACCTGATTGTCTTGAACGGTACATCTGGAGTACATATTGAAAGTAAGAAAAGTAATTTAGACGTTACCACATTCCAGTCTATGACTGGAGGTAAGTTTGTTACTTGCTTTCAAGATTACTTTGGAGAAGTTTGGGATAAGATAATACCTCATCCGGGTATTGGCCAGGTGATAAAATTCCGTATCAATCAACTTCCAGATTATGCAATAATCAGAGGTGATATTGAAGACGGTGGAGACCCAGACCCAGAACATCCAGATATTCCAATGAATGCCTTCTGTGGAAAAGAAGGAGAACCATTCAGGGATAAGAATTCTGACTTCTTCTGTGGTAAGCAAGTAATCAATCCTTAAAATAATAATGATATGTACGTAAGTAAGTATTACACAAATGAAGAAATTGACCAAAGACTTTTACAGGGTTATTTCGATGACTTCGTAAAGGCTGGGTTTGCTGGAACCATTAATGAGTTCTGGGCATTCGTTCTTTCTATTGCCAATAAGGTAGATAAGAAAGAGGGATACGACTTATCTAAGAATGACTTCACAGATAAACTCAAAGAGAAACTGGAAGGCATTGAAGAAAAGGCAAACTACATCACTAAGCTTTCTCAGTTGGAGAATGATACTAAGTTCCAGACTGAAGAACAAGTAAGACAAGCTATCAGTGATTTGATTGATGGTGCTGATGATGCACTTGATACATTAAAGGAATTGGCAGAAGCATTGGGAAATGACCCGAACTTTGCTACTACAATTACCAACAAACTAACGGATTTACGTAATGCACTGACAGATGAAGTTAACCGAGCTAAGGAGGAGGAAGGGAAACTGAGTACCCAAATTAGTGAGGTTAACTCTAATTTCATCAAGGCAGTGGATTTACTTAATGATAAAATCGACACTGCAGTTACTAACCTTATTAATAAGATAGATAAGGTAGAAGCAAAAGTCGATAAGAATACTGCTGACATTGCAGACCTCAGAAATGAAACTACTGGTTCATTGGCAGAAGCTAAAGCTTATGCTAAAGACTTGGTAGATAAAGAAGCTGAGCTTCGTAAAACTGCTGATGATGCTTTATCTGAAAGTATTCACCAACTGAACACCTTGCATATCAATGATAAGGCAGAGCTCAAACAAGATATTGCGGCAGAAGCCCAATTGAGAGCAAATGCAGATGCAAACATTCAGTTGAAACTCACTGAAGAAATCACTAATCGTCAAACTGGTGATGCTGCCTTAGAAAGTAAACTTTCTGATGAGGTAGTAAATCGTAAAGCTGCCGATGAAACTCTTCAGAATTCAATTACCAAAGAGGTAGCTGACCGTACTAATGCCGATAATACTCTTCAGGTAAATATCGATAAAGAGGTTCAAGCTCGGGAATCTGCAGACCAAGTTCTTCAGACTAATATTAATTCCGAAGCTGCAACTCGTACTGCTCAGGACCAAATCCTTGACCAGAAGATAACTGCCTTAAGTGAAAAGACTGATGGTGATAAGTCAGATGTACTTGCTGCTATCGAAGCTGAGAAGGAAGCTCGTATTGCTGCAGATGCCGACCTTAATTCCAAGAAAGTAGATAAAAGAGAAGGTTATTCTTTAACCAAGAATGACTTTACAGATCTCTTGCTTGCCAAGTTGAATGGAATCGAGGAACATGCTAATTACATTACCTTGGTATCACAATTGGCAAACGATGCTGGTTATCAGACTGAAGCAGAAGTAGAAGCTGCAATTGAAAAGATTATTGGTTCTGCACCGGAAGTACTCGATACTCTGGAAGAGATTGCTAGGGCATTAGGCGATGACCCTAACTTTGCTTCAACTATCACCAAGAAGTTGGCAGCAATCACAGAAAAGGTAAATCAGGAGATTGAAGACCGTACTGCTGCCGATGCTGCATTGCAGGTAAACATTGATAAAGAAGTTGTAGAACGTAAGGAAGCAGATGCTGCTCTTAAGGAAGAACTTAAGGAGTATGTAGATAACTCTGCTGCAACCGGAGATACTGCTCTTCAGGTAGTTAAGGATAACTTGGCAAAAGAAATCCAAGACCGTAAAGATGCCGATGCAATCTTGCAGGCAAATATTGATAAAGAAACCGTAGATAGAAAGGATGCCGATAAAACCCATACCGATAATATCGCTGCTCTTACTCAGAGAGTTTCGGATTTGGCTTTATCAATGCAGGATGCTATCAATACGGTTAAGAACGAATTGACTGCTCAGGTAAATGCTAATACTACGGCTATTGCTACTAACCAAGCAAATATCACAAAGAACTCTGAGGCAATCACTGCCATGAATAAAACCATTGCCGATAACTACAAAGAAGTTAAGGACATGGTTAATGAGGAAATTGTGGACCGTACTAACGGTGACAGTAACCTCAGTTCTCGTATTGATACCACGAATATTGCCTTGGGAACCGAACAGGCTGAAAGAAAGGCAGCAGACCAAATCCTTCAAGTAAACCTTGATAAAGAAGTTGGAGACCGTAAGTCGGCAGATGCTGCATTGGAAACTGCTATAGACGGTAAGATTCAAACTTTAACGGCTGAAGTTGGTGGGCAATTAGGTATCCTTACTAATAAGATTAATGAAGAGATAGATAACAGAAGCGGTGCTGACCTTTTATTAGAAAATAAGATTGATTCCTTGAAGACAGAATCTACTGAAAAGGTAGATGAACTCAAAACCAAGGTAGATGCTAACACCGCAGCTATCAACGTAGAAAAGGAAAGAGCTATTGCCAAAGAAGATGCTATTCAGGCAAACTTGAATACTGCCATTGCCAATCATAAAGACGAGGTAAATGCCTTAACTAAGGACATCTCCGATGAGGCTAATGCCCGTATTGCAGGTGATGCAGCACTTCAGGTAAATATTGATAAAGAGGTAACCGACCGTAAAAATGCCGATACCCTTATTAATAATGCCTTAGCCCAAGAAGTTTCTGACCGTACTACTGCCATTCAAGGATTGGATTCTAAGAAGGTAGATAAGGTAGATGGTAAAGTACTTTCTTCAAATGACTTCACGGATATTCTTTTGATGAAGTTGAATGGTATAGCAGAACATGCTAACTATATCACTAAGGTATCTGAGTTATTGAATGATTCAGGATTCCAGACTGCTGAAGAGGTAGAAGCTGCAATTCAGAAAATCATTGGCTCGGCTCCTGGTGTATTGGATACATTAGAAGAAATTGCTAAGGCTCTTGGTGATGACCCGAACTTTGCAACTACAATGACTCAGAAACTTACTGAGTTAACTGCAAAGATTGAAACTGAAACTCAGAATCGGGTATCTGGTGATGAAGCTTTGGAAACTAAGCTTACTACATTGAGTACTACTCTTACCAAAACAGTAGAGGATTTAAGAACTTATGTTACTGAAACTCGTACTGAATTATTGGCAAGAGCAAATAACCAAGATGCTCTTATCACTCAGAACTCGGCAAACATCCAGAGAAACTTGGAATTAATCCAAGGCATTCAGAATAACATTTCTGGTTCTTACCTGGAAGTTAAGGCTTTACTTGAAACTGAGATTGCTACACGTAAGGCAGAGATTGTTCGAGTAGAAGGTTTAATTAATGATACTAATCAGGCTCTTACTACAGAGACCGAGGAAAGAAAAGCTGCAGATAAGGAACTTCAGGATAACCTGGATGCCGAAGAAGCAGCAAGAACTGCAGCTGATACTGCATTAGGAGTTCGTATCGATACGGAAACTTCAGAAAGAAAGGCAGCTGATACTACTCTTCAGAATAATATCGACAAAGAAGCTCAAGCAAGAGAGGCAGAAGACTCTAGATTAAATGCCCGTATTGACAAGGAAACTACTGACCGAGTTAATGCAGATAATGCTCTTGGTACTCGTATCGATAATGAAGAAGATGCCCGGGAAGCAGCAGACACTACTCTTCAGGAAAACATAGACACTGAAGAAACCGAAAGAAAGGCTGCTGATAAAACCTTGCAAGATAATATCGATGCTACCAATGCTCATACTATCAATACCCATCGTTTGGATTCAAACCCGGTATTGAATGGTACCGACATTAAGTTGGATGGGTATACTAAAGCAACCGGTACTACACCGGATGACTTAGATATCAAGTCAACCGATACTACCTCAATTGCTTTTGGTAAGGTACAGAAACGTATCGAAGTAGATAAGGCAGATGCCCATGATAAGATTACTAAGGTAAAAACTGCAGTAGGTCTTACAGAGGCTTTGGCATTGCCATCTCTGGAAGATACTAATTACCTTTCAGAATCCTCAAACATTGTAGATGGGATGAAAGAATTGGATAAGCAAATTGCCGATGGTAGACATGATGAGGTTTGGGAAGTATTATATACCCAGTTTACTCAAATCTCCGGCTTCTCAGTAAGTCCTACAATTATTGAGAAAGGAGTTGATGCAGATATTACTATTCGTGGCAATAACTTATTCAATAGTAAACCGCTTGTTCCAGAAACTTTATCGGTTAAAAGAGGAACTACTGTTATAAATAGCACACCGATTGCTAGCTTAAACATTAAGGATACCCTTAATACTGAGGATGACCGTACTACTTATACTTTAAGTATTACAAGCAAGGGTGTAACTAAAACAGCAACTGCTAACGTAAATGCCTATTACCCTATGTACTTTGGACATTCTGCTAAGGCAGCCTTAACCGGTGAAGATGTTTTGGGTCTTACCAAACAGGCAATAAAGAGTTCTCCTAACGGAACTTATAACATGACGGGAATTGCTGAAGGAGAATATGTATGGTTATGCGTACCTTCTAACTTCAGTATAACTAAGGTAACTTCTTCTGGATTTGGAGTTCCTATGGCTGCTGCAGTTACAGTTACTGTAGAGGGCAAAGGTTCATACAAATGCTACCGTACTGAAGGAGCTTTAAAAGCTGGTAATTTCAATTTTGTAATCGGATAAAAACTTATAACTATGGCAGAAATTCCTATATATGGGACTTTGGTAAATGCTACCACAGACCCTAAGATTGTAAATACTGACCAAGCTTGGGATAAAGAGCTTGGGAAGTATCAATCTGAAATCAATAAAGAAAGAATTGAGGGCAATGATTCTCTGAAAACTCAGCTGGATACATTGAGCTCAAAAGTAGATAAAGAGATAACCGATAGAGGTTCAGCTGATGCTGCACTAGGTGCAAAGATTGACAAAGAAATCCAAGACCGTACTACTGCAGATACTGCCTTGAAAACCGAATTAACAGGGGATATTCAGGGAGTTCAGGATGCCTTAGATGAATTCATTGCAACTAAGGCTCAGGCAAATGGGTTGGCTTCTTTGGACGAAAATGGAAAAGTACCTGCTAATCAATTACCCTCATATGTAGATGATGTAATCGATGTATATGCTACCTACGATAAATCCCCTACTGGAGAACTTTCTAACATTGCATTGTTTGCCGATGCTGCTCATAATACTCCTATCGTAGGAGAAGCAGGTAAGATTTACCAGAATGTAACTGATGGAGAACCCGGTTATCAATTCCGTTGGTCAGGTACTACTTGGGTACCTATTGTTTCTGGTGGAGTAGTAATCGGTGAAATCACTGGTACTGCTTACGATGGAGCAAAAGGTAAAACCACTACGGATAATCTTAATACTCTTAAAGCTTTTAATCCTATACGATTAACCGATATTGTTACTGATACTTCTAAAGCTACAATCCAATATGAAAAGTCCGATGGTACAGGTATTCAAGGATTAGATATCCCTGCTGCTAATTCTACCAAAGCCGGTATGATGACTGCTGCAGATAAGGTTAAACTTGACACTACTTTACCTAATCAAATTGCCGCAGAAACGGCTGCAAGAGAAGCTGCTATCGCTGGTGTTCAAGGAGAGCTTGCTGATGATATAGCTCAAGAAGTAATAGACAGAGATGCTGCTATTGCTACAGCTAAAACGGCTTTAACCGGATTAATCAACAAAGAGGTTTCGGATAGAACTGCAGCTGATACTACACTAAGAGAAGAACTTGAAAGTGCAATAGAATTGGTTGCTGAGGATTTAAGGAATACTGATACTACTCTTCAGAATAATATCGACAAAGAAGTCAATGACCGAAAAGGTGAAATCACTAGAGTAGAAAAGTTAATCTCTGATGAAGCTGCAACTAGAGCTCAGGCAGATACAGATGTAAATGCTAAGGTAGATTCTCATATTGCTAACAAATCTAATCCTCATGGAGTAACCAAAGCCCAGGTAGGTTTAGGTAATGTTAACAATACATCGGATGCGGATAAACCCGTATCTACTGCTCAGGCTACTGCTATTGCAGATGCTAAGGCTGCAGGTACTTTGGCTCAAACCAACTTAACTACTCACTTACAGGATAAATCAAATCCTCATCAGGTAACCAGAGACCAATTGGGAATGGGTACTACTTCTGAAATTATCTTCAAGAAGGTATCTGCTCCTTCTGGGTTATGGAAGGAATCAGATGAAAGACTTAAATCATTCATCAAACCCTTGGAACATACTCTGGATGAGATTTGCTCTATACCTACCGATTCATTCATAATTCGAGGTAGTCATGATATAGGTACTATTGCTCAGGCAATCGAGAAACATTTCCCAGAATTAGTTTCTGAGAATACTGTTAAACCTGAAACTGTACCTAATCCTGAAGTCTTCGAAACAATCGAAAAGGATGGAGAAACCTATATCCTGGTTAAAGAGGTAGATTATTCTAAGATGTCAGTATTGGCAATCGAAGGTATCAAACTTCTGAAAGCTGAGATTGATGAGTTAAGAGAAAAACTTTTGTTCACAAACTTAGATTAATATGGGTGAGATAGCAACATGGAGTGCTGTCAAAACTAAAGTAGGCCTTGGTAAGGATTCAAACGAATGCCCTACCAAGGCTGAATTGTTGGCACTCTCTCCTACAGGAACGGGAGAAAATTACGTTGGCTTGGAAATATCCAATGCCAGTTCCTATGGAAACAATGAAACCGTACAACTTTCTGATATTCATAAGGTAACCTATAGATATGCTTTTACTGTAGTAGACACAGTTTTAAACTTCCCAGCTTTGGGAGGGTATTCTACTCCTCGGGGGTTTGGTTTAGGTACTACTAAACAAAAACAGATAGATGGAGTAGCTATCGGAGATACTATTTCTGTGGGTTATACCCAATCTGCTTATCCGGACTGGATTGTTTATGATGAAGGTTATAAAGCTTCAGAAAATACAACTCTAAATCAACGTTCTGCAAGTTTAACCTTTACTCAGAATGAGTCAGGTAAACAGATAACAGTTCAATTTACTCAGGATGCAGGAGTTGAAACTTGGGAATATACTTTTACAAGTAAGAATAATTCATTAGTATTTAATGCTATAGGTGGTAAAGGTACACCTACGGAATTAACTATTACTTCGAATAAGCAAAAGTATATAAATGGTAAAACTGTGGGTAGTCCAGTAAATGTTGATTATTCAAGGCCTAGTTTACCATCATGGCTTTCAGTAGAGAGTGGGTATTACGAAGCTTTAGAAAATAAGTCTGAAAGTTCTCGTTCTTATACTGATACTCTTACTCAGGCAGAATCCGGTAAGAAACTAACCCCAGTTTTGTCTCAGGCAGCTGGTGTAAAAACCTATGGTACACCTACTGTATATTTAGGAAGCATCGCTGATATCCCTGCATCTGGAGGAACTGCAGCTACACCTACTTATACTTATTCTCAACTTTGGGGATGGAATGGTAAAACCGATGATGGTGGTACTATAAGTTCTGGAGCTTCAGTAGTATGGTCCGAAAATATCTCAGGTTCTAATCTTGGCACGACTGTAAAGGCAAGAACTAAATTGGGAAGCCGTACATTAACCGTTACTCTTAATGGTAAATCTGGTAGTGCCTCAATCGATATATACCAGGCAGAGAATAAAATTACTAATACAACTCAGGGTGCATGGGAAGTTTCTATTTCTGCAAACCCAAGTACCTTTACCGAACAAGGTGGTACATCACAAATCTCTGCAAGTGCAAGGGCACCAAGAACTAATCATTGGTCTTCAGGTGCAACTAGTGCAGCATCTGATGCTACAGGTACTCCTACTCTTAGTATACCTACTGTAGTAACCGGATTCAGTTTATCTGGTACTACTTTGACTGTTGCAGAAAACACAACTGCCAATCAAAGAAGCGTAGTAGTAAGGGCAACTATGGATACGGTATATAAGGAAGTTACGGTAACTCAAAGTGCATACTTAGTAGAATGGAGATATACATTAACTACTTCTACTCCAACGTTAAACTTTGATGCCTTAGGTACAACCAAATCTGGGACAATTAGTAGTTACCGTGAAAAGTATATTAATGGTTCCTTGGTAGAAGGCTCACTTGAAGGAGTTAATATCCAAGTTAAATCTACTTCTGCTGAAATACAGAGTGCTACGGCTGCTGTGGCTATTACTATGAAAGAGAATACCACAACCCAAGCAAGAACTGGTACTGTAGTATATGAGCAAGTAGGTTCAGGTAAAACTCAAACCATTACTTGTAACCAAGCTGCAGGTACTGTAACTACTCGAGATGTATTAGAGGTAGTAGATAATTTTGGTGATTCACCTGCTGTAGGAGGAAGTATTTTTGGTTTGGTTAAGTCGGGATATTATGATGTAATTAATGGTAAGGATTCTACTTGGCATAATGTTACACCAACTCTAAAATCCAAATCTTCATACATTACCAATGTAGAAATTACCAAAGCTTCTGGAGATGGTTATAATATAGGAATTACTCTGTCTGAAAATACTTCTGAATCTTCTCGTAGAGCAAGTCTTACTTTAACCTATGGTAGCAAGGAATTAGATATGGCAACTACTCAAGCAGGTGCTAGTGTTAGTTATAATTATTATTTTGGAGTAACTACGGACTTTCCCTCTGTAGCTGCTGCAGGTGCAACTCCTAAAGCAGTAATTAAATCCAGAAGACATAAAGTTGTGAATGGGGTAGAAGAGTCTTCCTATAATTTGGTAGAAACTTCAGTAATAAGTAAACCTAATTGGACTGGTACCTTATCTGCTAAGGTATCAAGTACTAGTGGTTCAGGGGCAGATTATGATGTTACTATACCAGTATATGAAAATACTGAAGCTAGTATACGAAGAGGTACAGTAGTATTACAACAGGGAGGTTCTGGTAAACAGATTACCCTTAACCTTAATCAGTCAGCTGCAAGTATTACTACTAGGGATTATATCAATTATGTAGAACCAATTCCAGATGGAATGTTTTCGGCTTTAGCTCAGAGTATAACTGTTACACTTCAATCTTATAGGGAAACCTTAATCAATGGTAAAGTAACGAGTAAAGTTGCTGTTCAACCTGATTTTGATTTGGATTCTACCGTTACCGATTGGGCTTCTGTAGATTTAATTGGTGGTAATCCTACCAATTATGAATATGATTTTGAGGTTTCTGTAAAAGAAAATACTACTAATCAAACTCGGTCTGGTAGTGTAATGTTTTATAATGGTACTGCTGAAGTAGAAAATGGTTGGGCATTTACCCAAGATGCTGCAACAATCTCTACACGGTATGAAATATCTTGGACTGCAAACTATAGTAATGGTACAGTAGAAGAAAACGTAACAGAAGTTGAATTAGAAGGTACTACGGGTATGGAAAATTCTGTAAGGATGGATTTACACATACTAGAATATACTTCTATCAATGGAGTAGAGGGTACTCCTACTTCTTGGGATTCTAGAGCCATAGCTGAAAACAACTCGGCAATAGCTTCACCCAGTGGTCAGGTATCTGCTACTCTACAATCGGATTCTGAAAATGCTTTTATAGGTATTACTAATTCTGTACAGAACTTAGCCGAATACCCTCGTACTCATACCATAACTTTATATAACCCTAAAGTTGTAATTAATGGTAAAGAGGTAGGGACAGTACCCACTATTACCCTACTAGTAAACCCAATACCATATACTAGAGTTTTTGAATTTGGTTGGAAACAAGAAGGAAGTACCATTACTAATATTACTCTAGATGGTGATATATATGGTAGTAGTGCAGGTAGTAGGGATATTATATCCTACGTAAGCTTACGAAGAGATGGAGTAGAGTTTACCAAGAAGTACGTCAAACCTACATTCATACCACCTTCTGAAGATTGGTTGCAGGTTATTGATAATGGACAGAACTCGGATAACTCCTATAACTGGGCTTTCAGGGCACTAACCAATAACGAAGGAGATTCTGCAAGAAACCAGCAAGTTAGGTTTGAACAGCCTGGTAACGGTAATCAAGCTTTATATGCCTATGTTAGCCAAGACCCAACGGCAACTGAACTAAATTGTGAATTAGGTAATTACTACTCTTACGGAGCTTCTGATATATTAAATATTGGATTTGGTTGGAGTAGTAGAGATGGAGGAGATACTACTGGTAGTGGTGGTATGAATACTCCCGGAGGATATTTAGGAGCTAGAATATCTTTACCGGCAGAGAATGACTCCATTAATATGTATGCAGTAGGTTTACCTACTTATGGTAAACCTCTAAAAATTAAACTTTCTAATATTAGAAAAGTAAAAAAAATTAGTTATGATAATTACGAGTATACAGGTCTTTCAGTAGGTTATTCTCAACAAGATTATAAGTTAGGTATAGTAATGGTTGTTGGTATGGAAAGTTATTTTCAATTAACTCCAAGTATCCTTAGTGAGTCTGGCGAATACGGTGGAGGAATACAAATCCAAGTAACTTTAAAACAAACTTATAATGGTTACAGTGGAGATTCTATTGCCGATATTACCTTAACACCTAAGGATTCAAATCTTCCAACTCTATATCTTAAAATAGCCTGGGGAAATCCATAGGAGTCTACAGAAAGTTTAAAGATACGATACTATGGCATTATTAATGTATACGGCCGTATACGAATAACTTTAAAAATTAACTTTATGTTTAACAACTTAAAATCCAAAAATCATGGGAGTAGAAGTTAAATCTGGCGGTGAGGGCGTAAGGGCGTAATCGTCGCTGACCGCGGTTGTAATGATGGTTGCTGTTGTAATGGACGCAATTCAGGCTGGGGCTCCGGTTGGGGTGCAGTCGGTGGTGCATTGGTAGGTGGTGGCTTTGGTGCTGCTGCAGTTTCTGTATGGGACAAAATCAATGACACTAAAGCTGACATTCAGAAAGTAGAGTCTACTGTTCAGGAAGCAAAGGCAGGTATCTATAAAGATATTTCTGATGCTGCTAGAGGAGTAACTCAGGAAATCAGTGGAGTTGCAAAAGATGTTGCTGGTGTTGGTAGAGAAATCCTTAACAACCGTTTCACAACGGAAAGAGGACTTTGTGATTTGGGATACAAAACCAATTCCGATATCCGGGATTCTCGTGACCAAATGGGAGCAGGCTTCAATCGTGTTATGGACCGTCTTTGCCAGATTGAACATGAACAACAGAATTGCTGCTGTGAAACCAAGGGATTAATCCGGGAGGTAAAATCTGAACTTGCTCTTCAACTTGAACGTTGCTGCTGCGACATCAAGAATGGTCAGCAAGAGATTAAGTGTCTCATTGAGAACACCGCAAAAGACCAGGAAATGGCTCGTCTCAATAGAGTAGTAGATGCTCAGAGAGACCAGAACATTATCCAGTCAGTAGTTGCAGCTCTTAAGACTACATCCACAACCCCGGCTTAATAATGACCGTCGTCATTACGTAAGCCAGATTAGGAAGGAGTGCATCTTACATAGGTGTACTCCTTTTTTCGTTTATACCCACCTAAAGATAAAACGATATGGAAAGTGAAGAGATTAAGAAAGAACCAACCAATGGAAATCAACTAAAAGATTTTACTATTCAACTTACATTGCCTGCTCCCAATGCAGAGATAGCAAAGGAAGTAGCAAATAAAGCACAGTCACTCATTGACCAATTTGGATACTATCAATTCTTAAACCTGGTAGACTTTATGCAAAGGAATCCAGGTGCAGTATCATTTGGTTTAAACTTAATTAATAAAAGATGAACATGGAAGATTTGATTTTTTCTAAATTGCAGAAAGGTGATACCATATACACCTTAGAGAGAGACAGACGTTCTGGGTATCCAATCTTTGATACCGCTAAAGTATTAAAAGTTGGTGAGAGCAAACCAAGAGCTACTGGCCCAGATGGAAGCTTTACAGCAAATACAGAAATCTCTATTCAAGACTCTGTATCTGCGGTGACTATATACCTTCCTACAGATGCTGCAGAGGGTATTTATAATAATGTTTATTACACTACCGACTTACGCAATATCGTAAACGAAGTAAATATCCAAAGGACTACTGCTGTAAATATCCTCAATAACCGAGAGAAATATGAGGCAGTAGTTACTGAATGTGATAACATCTACCATACCATTGAAGGCATGTTAACTCCTCAGCAACAACCAGCTCAGGCTTACAAGCAAGAAGAGTTCGAGGCTTTTAAATCTGAGGTAGCAGAGAAGTTATCCATGCAACAAGATATTCTTATGAAAATTGCCAGTGAGTTGGGATTAAATAAGAATAAAGATGGCAAGCAGAAAGGTTAACATAAACCTCTCGAATAATCTATGTGATATTCAGATTTATGTAGACCCTGTTAAACAACGTCAGGCTGAGAGGTTGATTGCCAAGACTCCAAGTATCATGAAGCTCGGATACGAGTTAGGTACTAGAAAGTTTGGCAATCAACTTCTTCGTATAGTAAGGCGTAGTTTAAATAATGGTCTACCTCCACCTGGTTCCAAAGTATCTTGGCCAAAACATTCAATTGCTACACTTAAGAAGTATGGAGCACATACCCTATTAAACCTTACTGGTCAATATGCAAGGTCAGTTACAATGGTAACTCAGAAAGATAGAACCTTTGTTGGTCTTCCTCCAGGATTAAGGAAGATAACATACTCTGGTAGAACTTCTCGAAAAACACTTAATCAAATTGCTATCATGTTGGAGTATGGTAGTAGAGATGGTAATCTTCCACCTCGTCCTTTATGGAAACCTGCTTTCGAGGCAGCAGGTGGAAATGTAGTTTTAGAGAAAGAGATACGAAATCAATTAAGAAAAGAACTTAGAAAATATACAAAGTAATGGCAGATTTTGAAGCAGATAAAACATCTGGTACTGGTCCTGCACTCGTAATGGTACATCCGTTAAAAGTGAATGATACAGAAGCAGATAAAAAAGCCATCCTTACCATTACAGTTAATGGAGTACCTAAGACTGTAAATCTTATTCAAAAGAAAGGCAGCCTTAACTACGAATACAAATTAGAAGTAGATAAGGAAGCCATAAACATATTGGGTAAGGGTGGCTCTGATACTTTGGCAATCACTTCTCAACGTAGGGAAATGATTAATGGTACACCCCAAGGAGATTGGGAAAATGTAGAAGTTACAGCAGAATTCCTAGAGGAACCACCATTTACTGCTGGACTAAGATTTACTGATAATGAAGAAAAGACTCTAGAGGTATCTATTACTTCTAAGAATCATACTGAACAGCTTCTTAGTGGAACTCTAACTCTCAAACAGGTTGGTGGTCTAACCAAAACTATAACTGTAACTCAGGCAGCTGGAGAAGTAACTTATAGTTATACTATAGAACCTCATGTTAATGTAAATTTAGGTAATACTGGATTAGAGGGTTCTTCGGGTTTTACTGTTACTGGTTATAAATATAAATACATTGAAGGTAAAGAAGTAGATAAGAGTGTGGCTGCATTTAAAATACCTACAATTGGTGAACAAAGAGTAGTTAGTAATTCTATACCAACTACTTCAACTACAACTTATTGGGTTGATGGTTATGGTAATGTAGCTAATACTTTTATGTCTACTTTTTCAGGTACAGCTCATGCTAGACAATCTCAACTAGCTATATCATCTATATCTGGAGGTTGGGATGTAGAATTCTCAGATGGTGGTAAAGGTCAATTTAGTGTATTAGTAGTAAGAAGTTTATGATATGGTAAATACAGAAGAAATCGTAGAAAGAACCTTTTATATTTGCTTATTACAAACGGCACTTAAGAAAGGTTTAACACTTAACCCAGAGGACTACTTACCTTTATCACAGGAGAATGAAAAAAGATTTCAGGCAGATAAAGATGCTATGCCTAAATTCATCCCAATATTTGGTATAGGTAACAATCAGGTTAAGGGTGCAAAGACATGCCCTAGAATTACCATTGAACTACAAGGATTCTATAATGGTGATATAGGTGTGAACAAATATATCATTGGTGATAAACTAGCGAGTGGAAATTATCAAGCATCAGAATTTCCATACGAAACAAAAGATATAACTCTAGATATTCATCTGGTATCTAATACTCAAGCCGATATGAGGTTACTTCATAGTATTATGTATGAAGCATTACCTTCTCGAGGATACGTAAGACCTTATTATAATAACTTAGAAGAATGGGAAGATGGTCGGGTAGCACCAACAGGAAACCTATTTATCGAAATAGGTAATTACTATGACCACCCTGACGAGAGTCATGGTCTACTTGAAAAAGTATATCAGTATACTTGTAAGGATGGTATATTACCTGAGAGACTTGCTGAAGAAGGTGAACTTGTACCAATTCAGGATATATCCGTATTGATGGGACTAACCGAAAAGCAAGAGTCAGATTTACTTAACCTTAACGTAAAATAGCTCAATACTAGAGGGTATTAAATAAATGAGTAATTAACTTAATTAGTATAAATATGCCTAATTCACCATCTGTAAATTTCGAGTTTAAGAACGATAACGTTCTTCAAACTACTCCTATGTTAGGAGTTTCATGTGTATTGGCTAGAACTACTAAAGGTCCTTATGATGACCCCTCAGAACTTATCCAATCTTTCTCTCAATTCCAAAGAGTCTTTGGTTCTGAGATAGTACCAGATGGTTCTGTATCAAACATCGAAAAGGCTTTCAATGGTGGTTCTAAGCTTCGTATTATTCGTGTACTTGGTAAGGGTGCAACCAAAGGTGTAGTATCTGCTGCAACAAGAGCTAAAGCTGCATCTGCTCCTAAGGCTGCTGAAGACGGTTCTCCGGTAGTAGCTTCTGCAACTCCAGAGGAACCCACGGCTTCTACTCTTTTCAAGTTTACTTCTGGTTCAGTTGCTGTTGGCTTTGGTTTGGTAACTAAAGGATATGGAGACCCAGTTGGTAGTGCTGAAACTTTCTCTGTGAATATTTACAAACAGGCTAACACGGTTTACTATCAAGTAATTAGTGCTAATGGCCAGGTACTTGAACAAGGTCCAGTAGTAACCTACAAAACTGCAGATAATAACAATGATACTTCTGTAGATTACCTTGCTCTGAGTGCATTTGCAAAGAACTCAGAATATATCGTTCCGGTATTAACTGAAAAGACAGAGAACATTAAATCTTGGAACAACTTCATCAAATGGTTAACTGATGATGTAGATGGGACAAGAAACTCCATTGATATTAAACTCAATAGTGCTGTTATCACGGCCGATGGAGTAAAATTGAATGGTACAATTGGTAGTGCCGGTAGTACTCCTACGGCAGACGAATGGATTGCTTCTCTGGAATTCGTTAAGGATTATGTAGATGTATATCAAATCTTCTGTTCACACATTGACCAACATCTTGAAGCATCTGCTGATGTACTTAAAGTACACAAGGCTGCAGTAGATATGGTTAAAGAACTGCAAGAATATACCTACTACATTGAAGTACCAAAATATACTACTCACTATACTCAGGGTGACCAACCAAGAGACTTGAAATCAATCATCACTTGGATTCAGACTTGCCTTGGTACTGTAGGTAACAGTAAGTATGTTGCTTACTTTGGTGGTGGTATTAAATACTATAATGCCGACGGTAACTTGGTAGATTCAGATGTTCTTGGTACCATTGCAGGATTAGGAGATGCTTCTGCTTCTCAGTTTGGACCTTGGAAATCATTTGCTGGTATGAATCGGGGCATTATCTATGATGGTAATGGTCCAGTATGCCCAAATTATGGTTCTCCTTCAAGAACTAAGGAACTCAATGAGTTAGCACAGAATTATGCAAATATAATCTGTATCAAAGATGTTCCTAACCAAGGTAAACAAACTTTGCTGTGGCATTGTTTTTCTTCTCAGGTAAAACAGGATTCAGAAAGATTCCTTGCAATTGTAAGATTGAATCTGTATCTCAAAAAGAATCTTAGACCTATTCTAGAAAAGTATTTGGAAGAACCAAATATCTGGAACACTTGGAATAAGATTTATCTAGAAGTTAAACCAATGCTGGATAACTTGGTAGATGAAGATGCCATGTCTGAATACACCTGGATGGGTGACCAAGACGCTAACTCGTACAATGACTTATCGGTTAACAATGAAGCCGATGTTCGTCAAGGTAAATACAAAGCAATCCTGAAATTCAAGGATATCGTTCCGATGCAAGAAATCACTATGGGTATCTATATTGACCAGGCATCCAAGTCCGTATCTGTTCAGGACGTTAACGAATAAAATTAAGAAAACATGGGAGCAAAAGTAAAGAATCCAAGAAAGAAATTCCTTTGGAGTATCACATTCCCTAAGCACCCAATCAATACTTATCTGTTCCAAACTTGTACTTTGCCAGATGTAGAGATTGACCAGGTTGCTCATGGAGACGTTAACCGGGACGTTAAAACTGCCGGTAGAGTTACTGTAGGTAACTTAGTAGTAGGTAAACTTTTAACTACTGCAGGTTCAGATACATGGCTTCATGATTGGCTTTATTCATGCCAAGATATGATTGCTGGTGGAGGTTTGGTACCAAGCCAATATTGGGAAAATGTAATCGTAAATGAACTTGCTGAAGATGGAGTTTCCGTACTTAACACCCACCTCTTCGAAGAGGTATGGCCATGTAAGATTACAGGATTAGACCTGGACAGAATGGCTTCAGAAAACACTATCGAAAGTATCGAATTCTCAGTAGGTACTGTAGATAAGTATTAAAAACGCTTAGTCTATTTTCACTAAGATTTTTAGGTGGGAGGGGTGGGATTCCTAGAAAGGGCTCACCCCTTTCTTGTTGTTACAGCGAACACTATGAACTAAAGTATAACCAAATAACTTATTTAAACATGGAATTAAATTGTAGAACACATGAGTTTATAACCCCATCAGGTTATAAATTCTCAATCAGGGAACAGAATGGTGCAGATGAGGATATCTTATCTAATCCTATGGATGTAAGAAACCTTATGAACCTTACTAAGTTCATTCAGGCAATTGTAGTTGATACCGACTTTACTCCTAATCGTAGATTAACGGTAGAGGATGCAGACCGTATCCCTTTGAATGACCGATACTGTATCTTATTTCAATCAAGAATCTTCTCACTTGGTGATGAAGTAGAATTTGAATATGATTGGGGCCAAGAAGGCGGAGTACAAACTTACGGTCAATCCTTAAGCGAGATGTTATTCGATAACTATGGAGAATTTCCTACAGAAAAGGAATTGGCCGAAAAACCAAACGCTATCCCTTATTATCCAGAACAAGGTAAGCTTACCGATTACGAAGTAACTCTATCTTCAGGTAAGGTAGTTAAATTTGATTTGCTTACTGGTGCAGGAGAAAGAATGTTGGTTACTTTACCAATAGAAAAACAAACTCGTAATGCAGCATTGATTGCAAGGAACTTACATCTTCAGATTGATGGTAAATGGGAAAAGGTAGAAAGCTTCCATTTATTTTCAGTAAGAGACATTGCAGAGATTCGTAAAACAATCTTTGAATATGACCCAGTCTTCGATGGTAACACCGATGTAGAACATCCAAGTATACCTGGAAGAATTGATAAATATCCTATAATGCTTTCACCGACTTTTTTCTACCTGACGGAAGCGTAGACCACCCAGGTACATTCACTTATATATGTAGAGCTGAGGTAGCCATTGACTATCTCAGCTTTTTGCGTCTTCCGTATCGAGAAAGGAAAAGATTTAAGGATATAGCCGATGAGTATTATGAAAACTTAAAAAAGAAAACTAGAAAATGATAGACAGAAGAAGCTTAGTCGAGGTCGGTGTTGCAATGGTATTAAGAGACCGATTCTCTAATGAGGCTGGCAGAATATCGAACTCATTTAGAACAATGATGAACGATATGAATACCTGGAATCGAGGTATTCAAATGTCAACTTCTAATGCTTTTGAGTTTGGAAAAGAATTGGTTGGAGGTATGGCAAGGGCCTACCAATATTCTGCAGGAGTATACGACCAAGTATTCTTAGCTTCTAAAATGTCTGGAGCTAATGCTGCTCAACAGGCAAGGCTAATGCAAGTAGCCAAAGAAGTCAATGAGGTAACTCCTCTTACTGCTGCAGATATTGCATCAGGCGAAAGGTACTTGGCAATGGCTGGTAACAATGTAGAGCAAATCGAAAGAATGATTGGCCCTGCAGCTAAGCTGGCTTCTATCTTCAGTATGCCTTTTGGTCAGAAAGGTGGAGTTGCTGACTTAATGACTAACATCATGCAGACCTTTAATATACCTTCACAGAATGCTACTCAGGTAGTAGACCAATTGGCAACTGCAGTAACCTCTGCAAATATTTCTCTAACAGACCTTGCCCAATCTTTCCAATATTCAGGAGCAGAATTTAGAAATGCTAAAATCAGTATGGGTGATGCAGCTGCAGCCATTGGAGTACTTGGTAATCAAGGTATCCAAGCTTCATCAGCTGGTACTGCATTAGCAAACATGATGCGCTATTTAACACTTTCCGTAACCGGGCAGAAAAAGGGAGGTGGTGAGATGCTAAAATCTTTAGGCATTGATCCAAAAACTCTAGTAGATGCCTCGGGTAATCTTTTGAGATTAGATAAGATTATATCTATATTGGGAGATAAACTTAGAGGTAAACGAGGAATAGATATCTCCTCTGCTCTGTTTAATATCTTTGGAGTTCGTGGTACAAGAGCTGCCTCAGCTTTACTTCAGGATTACTGGACTGGAGCTAATAAGCTTACTGAACTTATGGATAAGGTTGCAGGTGCAAACGGTACAGTAGAAAACTTAACTCAAGAAAGATTACAAACTCCTGCTGGTATTATCGAACAGTTTAAATCAAACTGGGAGAACTTTATTGTAACTGCAGGTTCTACACTTGCTGAAGTCTTTAGCCCAGTACTTAAATTAGGTTCTGGTATCCTAAAGATTATTAACAGTATGCAAGAAACTTGGGCAGGTAAATTCTTGGTAAAGGTAGTTGCAACTGGTGCAGTAGTAGGTACTCTATATCAGGGATTCAAGTTTATTCAGGGTACTATCAAGATGATTAGTACCTTCCAGGCTTTAGCTACTTCAGAAACTAATGGTATGGCAGAAGGTATGGTAAGAACTAATGTTCAAGCTTCAATCCTTGAAGGTCACATGAGAAATATCTCAGCAATGATGATGAGAATGACTGCTATGCAAATGGCTCCAGGTAAATTCTTTGCATTACCAATGGGAGGTACCATAGGTAAAACCCGAAAAGGTACTGTAGTAGCAAGAGATGCAAGAGGAAGATTTACTTCAATGAGTACTCTTGCAGGAGCAGGGGTTGGAGCAGCAGTAGGTTCTACTGTAACTAAAACTGCAGGCCAACAGATTGCTAAGAAAGGTGCTATGGGATTTGGTGCTAGATTACTTGGTGGTAGACTTTTAGGATTCTTAGGTGGGCCTTGGGGACTACTAGCTTCTATAGCTATTCCTGCATTAATCGAAGTAATCGGTGGTCTTACAAATTCTGTGGATAAGAATACTGAGGCTTTAACCTCTGAAGAAACTAAAGCTTCCATTCAGGATAGAAATCAACAAGCTTTTGTTGATGCCGTTAGGAGTGCAATCAGAGATGGATTTAAGGATTCAAGAATTAATATATCAGTAGATGGAAATGAAGCTGGAGACTTTGCTCCTGGTGGCCAACAAGATTTTACTGGTATATCATTGGGATTAAACTAAACAATCATGGCAAGAATATTAAATCGGATAGCAGGTGGAGTTGTTGAAAAATACAATGACCTTACCAGAGATTCTGCAGGAGTTCTTACTGGCCCTTTAAATAAACTTTGGAGGGCCAGAATCTACCTCAATAGGGCAACTTCAACCTTGCCTAAAGATACTGCAGATAAGGGTAAAGTATATGACCCAAATAACCCATTCGGACCCAGAGCTAATTCAAAGAATCCTAAGTTAAATCAAAGGATTCAGGCTCAATATCGAATGGAATTAAAACATCAAATAGAAGGTGGAGTTCCATTTGGATACGAAGAAATGGACCCGGCTAAAGGCCAGAATGTTACGAAGAATAAAGAACTCTTCTTGGTAATGCCAGAAGTAAGAAACATGAATCAGGTAGTGATTTATAATCTTACAGCTAGCCCCTATCAATATATCACTCTTCAGAACAGACCACCTTCAATTGATTTCCGAGGAGAAACTACTTGGGCAACGATTAAATCAATGGGACGTAATACTCCCATGTACCATTATACTGGTAGTGAAGATATAATTCAATTCAATGTATCTTGGTTCTGTAATGACCCAGATAATCCAAAAGAGGTAATTACTAAATGCCGATTATTGGAAATGTGGACTAAGGCAAACTCTTATCAAGCAAGCCCTCCGATTTTAAAAATCGAGTGGGGTAGTTCTGGTATATTCGATAATCATCAGTACATTCTTACATCTGCAACCTATACCCTGAATAATTTCAGAAATGCCTCAAGGACTCGAGTAGCGGGTAAGTCATGTACAATTGAGGATTTAAAGTTATTGCCTGCAGCTGCAACTCAGGAATTAATCTTCAAAAGAGTAAGTGCTTATAACTTATCTTATCAGGATATTGTAACTGAAGAAGACTTAAAGAATACGAAAGGGATACAGATATGATAGACTTAAATCAATACATGACAGGAGCAAGTCCTTATGATGGAGCTATTGCTCTTAAGTATGATGAAGGAGATTATTCTTTAGAGGTAACTCCTCCTAATGTTCCTTATACAGATAACGATAAACAACATACTGTATTAGATGGAGAAACCCTACAAAGTATTGCTCATCGTTATTATGGTGATTCTGGTAAGTGGTACCTGATTGCTGAAGCTAATAATATCTTGAACCCTTTTCAAGAATTAGAACCTTATCAAATTTTAAGAATACCTATGTATGGCGGCAACTAAAAAACCAAACCAACCTATACTTTATAATGGAACAGCAACACCTTACATGGCTCTGTTCAATTCTGGAGGTATGCCTATAATGAATCCCATTACTGGCATACCTCTTGGCGCTTATATAAGTAATTGGAGCTACAAGTATGATGAGGAGAAAGAGAACCTAGCTACCATTACATTTGATACTGGAGACCCAGATACAGTAGATATCGAAGACCTCCAGGAAAGCTCAGTTATTTATCTTCAGTGGGGATACATATACCCAGACGGTCAATTTATCTCTAGCCCAGTACGAAGTATCAAGGTTAGAGATTTGGATTGTGTATTCGATTCTACTGGTACTCATGTGACGATTAAGTGTATAGATACAGTTGGAGATTTAAGATTCCAACCACCTTACACTCATTCAGATTTATCAGAACACAGTTTATCCAACTTCTTGGATAATGGTTGTAACGATGATATAGGCGTAATCATAGAAATATTTCAGTAATGGCTAAACAAATAATAAGTAATAAAGTTTACGAGTCACTACAGGTCCCGACAGAACAAAGTCGAACTACTACTGGAAAGATACTTTACGCTAACAGGTTTAGTGGAGTAGCTCAAGTAGCTATGCCCAGTGATTTAAAGTCCTTGATAGATAGTGACTTGGGATTAATAGGAAATAACATCTTAGTTCAATTAGAACAAAAGATGAAAGGGTATGCAAATGGTCCTTGGTATATTGATTCCCGGGATGGTGTAATATACATACACAACCGTAAGTTTCAAGAAGAACCAGAATACAATTATATTTACCAATCAGAAAATGGAGAAGTACTTAGAGTATCATTCGCTACTCAGAAAGTAACCAAAAGGGTAAAGGCTCAATTAACTCAAGCCTTAGACCCAGAAGATAAGGGTTTAATTGTAGGTTCAACAGATATCACAGAACCCGAAAAAGAGAAAGAGGAAGTAACTTTACTCAAACCCTTTGTAGCTCAAGTAGATAATACAATGGTAGTAAATTATGGTAGTGTACCTTACGAAGATTATCGTAGTCATCCTACTACTAATATTGCTGCCGAGATGGAAGCTGAACAAAGGTATGGAGCTAAAGCTCAAAAGTATAATTCTGCAATGAAAGAGTATGGTTCTCAGAAACCCTATGTTGCTTACAATGCAGGTAAACAAGAGGCTTTAGATAATCTGAGTACTGAGCAATATCGAGAAGCAATTAATACTGCTGTAAACAATTTACCGAACGATAAGAAAAGGGTTATTCAGCAAATCTTGAAGAACTCTAAGAACGGTAAAGAGTTAGAAAGTAATCTTAGGCAATTACTAGAAAACGAAAGATACTTATTTACTGGAGAATATAAAATGGAATACCTTGCAGAAGAATGGGTAGACCCAAGAGAATATGACCCAGAAGGTGGAACTATAACTCACATGGTAGATATCAGAACTTTTTCAAGTAATCCCTATGAAAAGCAAATGATAGATAACCAATCTCAGAGAGGTATATCTGCAATGGAAAAGAATCCATATATTACTGTATACCCTGATACCTATAAGGTAGAATATTCTGGAGATGGAGTTACTACACCTACTATGACTCGAAAGGTTAAAGCTAAAGTTAAGATACGAAGAATGAAGAAGGTACCATTCTTAGTACCAATCTATAAGTTATATCATAATCTCTTTAGTAGATACGGTGGAGCAGATAAGGTTACTTGGGCAATGAATGCTAATGCCAATGGAGGTCTTAAGATATCCGAAAGAAAGTTGGTATGCCAAATGACTGTAGTAGGTAGACCTTCATTACAATCTTCTCAGATAATATCTTTAGAGAATGTAGGAAAAAGGTGGTCAGGCTTTTGGTATATCAAGTCAGTACAACATTCAATGGATGCAGGTCAAGGTTATCTCTGTACATTAGACTTGGTTAAGAATAATGCAAGGGATGGACAGACTACATCTAAGACCCAACTTAGTACTCAGGACATTGTAAGTAATGATGCTAAGGATTCTGCTAAAACTGACTTTGGTAAGAACAAGAAGAATACTGCTAATGCTTCCGATATTGTACATGACTTTACCTACAATGAAGTAGTATACTTCGTAGAAAGATACATGGATGATAAGGGTAGAATTATCGATAAGAAAGGTGCAGGAGAGTTCTTACAGAATAAGTTCTATTATGATGAGATAAATGCTAAAGACCCTCAGGCTCTTGCTGCAGGTACAGTTCGTACAGAAGGTACAGTAGTAACTTCAAATGGTACAGCAATCTATGGTAAGACCAATGTGGTAAAGGCAGACCAATCGAAGGTTACTCCTTCTATGAAAGAAAGGTATAACTTTGATGAGTTTAATTGGGCAATGAAAGCTTATGAACGATATAAATCCAACAAGAAATAATGTACTCAACAGCTAAACTATTAACAGAAGAGGGTATCGAAGGTTTAGGTAGATACTACTCTGTCTACCGTGGTATAGTGGTAGATAATAATGATACGGAGAAACATATGAACCGTATCAAGGTATGCTGTCCAGAAGTCATGGGTGGAATTATTACATGGGCCTATGCAAAGGGCCAACATGGTTCTATCAACAATGGGTTCAAGTACTTAGCTCCTAAGGTTGGAGATATAGTATTTGTTACTTTTGAATTTGGAGACCCAACTAAACCCCTATGGGAATATCATGGTTGGGGACTACAACAAATACCAGACCCTTTGGATGGTCCTAATAAAATGGGTATTATAACTCCAGAAGGGAATGTAATGGTACTTGATGATGATAATGGAAAGCTAACTGTTTATATAAATGGAGATGTAGGCATTGCTGCTAAAGGAAACATTTCTATTCAAGCACAAGGAGATGTAAGTGTAGGTTCTGGTGATACAGTAATCTTAAATAAGGGGGAGAATCAAGGAGTAGTTAATATCAAAGAACTAACCGAGAAACTCAATAATACCATTAAAGAACTGGAAACTCTAAGAACTTTATTCAATTCTCACGTACACTCGGGTGTAACTACTGGACCCGGTTCTTCAGGTCCTACCGTAACTCAAGCAAGTCAACCGTTCTCTACTTTCAAACAAGAAGATTATGAGGACATTAAATGTATACACTAATGGATAACTATCTTACTAACATTGTTGGAAAGGGTATGATATTCCCTATTCAACTTACAAGAAACGAAAATGGTGAAACAGGTTGGTATCCTGTTAATGGTGATATGGCTTTGGTAAGAAATAATATAAGCTCTATAATGTATTATTTAATAGGACAACGATTTCGACAGGAAAACTTTGGGAATCGCCTATGGGAATGTATAGAGGAGCCAAATACACAAGCCCTAAGTTTTATTATTAAAGAGTTTATTAAAAGCTCAATTGGTGCATGGGAACAAAGGATTACCTTTAAAGGTATTACCGTTTCTAGACAAGGTGCTAAAATAAATATAGAAGTTCATTATGTAGTTAATGAAACTTCTACTAGTCAGTACCTGTACCTGACCTACGATAAAAATGAAAATTCATTAAACTCTTATTAATATGGGAATCACTAATAAATGGCTCAACCCTTATCAGAGGTCTTACCAACAGATTAAGGCCAAGCTGATAGAATCACTTACGAATATCAAAGACAAAGATGGCAATGTACTCGTAACTGATTACTCGGAAGGAAATATCTTAATCATTATCCTTTCATTATTTGCGGCAATTGCCGAAGTTCTTCACTACTACATTGATAATATGGCAAGGGAATCATTCTTGCCTACTGCTCGTAAATACAGTTCAGTAGTTAAGCATGGTGCTTTGGTAGATTATCATGCAAGAGGTGCTATTGCAGCATCAGTAGATTTGGTAGTATCCAGGGATGTATCTGGAGATTCTATTGGTGCTAAATTAACTATACCTTCTGGAACTTTATTTACAGATTCTAATGGTAACAAATGGTTATCTTCTAGGGATGTAACTTGGTATGCTAATGTAACTACTTGTAAAGTTCCAGTTGTACAACATGAATTATATACCGAAAGCCAGATAAATGGAATGGTTATACCTTCAGATGAAAGGGTAACTATTACCCTGGGTACATTACCTAATGGTAAGTACTACGAACATGGAACTATGAGTATGAAGATTGGTGGAGAATCTTGGGTATTGGTGAATACCTTTGCTTATTCAAAACCCACCGATAAACATTTCATGGTTACTATGGATGAAGCTTTAAATCCATATATCTTATTTGGTGATGGTAAATATGGACAGAAGCCTGCAGCTAATGCCAAGATATCTGAGGTTAAGTTCTACCTTACTACTGGTATCAATGGTAATGTAAAATCTGGTATGATTACTTCTGTACCTTCAGTTATATCTTCATCAGTAACAGATGCTACTGTATCTAATACTTATGCTGCAGGTGGAGGTTCATCCTATGAGAATTTTAGTATGCTCAAGGAACACATACCTTTGAGTGTAAAGACTATGGGAGTAGCTATTACCAAACAGGACTTCATAGACTTAGCTAAACTGGTTGATGGGGTTAGTAAGGCAAAGGCAGAATACGAATGTGGTAGAAAACTAATCGTTTATATATCTCCTGATAATGGTGCTACTGCTGACTCTAACCTTATTCAAAAAGTATATGATGTATTACATCAGAACTCACCACTTACTACTTGGTTAACCGTTAAGTCTGCAGGTAAAGTAAATATTATCTTGGATGTAGAAGTTACTGGGAAGAAGTCTTATAAAACTTCAGAAATACAATCACAGATTCTTAGTGCATTATTTAATGCTTATTCTCCGGAGAACTCAGACATTGGTGGCAGCGTAAGAATCTCTGATATCTATGCACTTATAGATAACCTTGAATCAGTAGATTACTTACACTTGAAGAAGTTCTATACTAAACCATGGCCTACTACGGTATACGGTAACAAGGAATTAATCCTTGGTCAATTCCAATTGGATGAGGCTAATGGTAGTATGTCTTACTTTATATCTTTTTCCTCGGGTACTCAATTCACAGTACGTTCAGTTAAGGGAGGCTTTTCTTATGATGGCCAAGTGGGTAAGACTACACAGATTAGAGATACTATAAATGGATTTGTATTTGCCTTGGATATCCAGAACAATGGTTATCAATCTGGATTCAGATATACCATAACCATTGCAGAACCAAATAGGGATTACACAGACCCCGGTTATAATATTCCGGTATTCGAAGACTCAAGTCAGTTAACACTTAAAGTAAACGAAATAGTATGATAAATCTTAAAAACCTAATTGATTTCTTACCTTTCGAATTTAAAGAGCAAGATACTTATAAAGTCGACGGTAAGGGCATATTAGAAAGATTTCTAGAAATTTGTGGTAACTATTTCCAAGAAGATATAACTAAAGATATTGATAATATTCTAGATATAATCGATATTGATAAAACTCAGCAGAGGTATTTAAATTACCTCTGGGAGTTCTTGGGAGCATTACCATTTGCTAGAACCGGAGAACACAAGGGAGTTCCCAACTTAAGTGATGAACAGATTCGAACTATCTTAAAGTATTCAATCTCATTACTTAAGATTCGTGGCTCAAGAAAGTTCTTCGAAATTCTTTTCAATATGTATGGGTTAACATGTACAATTACAGACCCAACAGATGGAGCAATGGATAAATGGGAAAAGGTAGACCCCTTATATGATACAGACTATTCTCAGTACGACAAATATAATTATGATAAGATTTATGGTTGTGCTCAATGTATAGAAGTAGGTATTTCTATAAGTGGTCATGGCTTTACTTCTCCTACTCCAGAGTTCAAGTCTTTCAAACAATCAATAGATAAGTTGTTCGATAGATTCTTGCCTTATAATGTATCTGGGAAGATTGCCTATGGATTTGACTTAGCCTATAATTATAAGATTGTAGCTGAGCCACTTATCAGTCCTGCAAAGATTGTAACCAGGCATATAACTGAAGTACCTATCAGAGTAACAGTTACATCAGATTATGATGATGCTGATTTAAGATATCAGGTAACTGGATATGACCCCTCTGAGAATAAGTGGAGCTCAAAGAAATATGAAAGCGGTTCTATTTTCTATGCAAGAAAGGGTGACCAAAGATATTACTTTCGAAGTGTAGGAGATAATTTAGTAACTACTTATGTAGATGTAGGTTTAGAATACTACACTAAATCTTATCATATCTATGCTGACATAGTTGAGGGAGGAACAGACCCAGATAACTTGGTAATTACTGGTACTAATCCCGTAATCAAAGTAAAGGTAACTGCTAATATGAATTATCAGGGCAATATTAAACCCGTATCTGTACAGTTACTTAATACTTATGAAACTAAGGATTCTGGTTCTATTTGGGAAATAACTTCTGCTGGTACTTATGAATGGGTTATTGCAGACTTCCCAGCAAAGAAAGTAACCTTAACAGTAACTGCTATTGCTACTAACTACACAGTACTCTGTGAACCTCGAAATATAAATCTTACCAATGGTGAGAAATCTTTAATAACCATACGTTCTTCAGACCCTAATGAAGATACTAGCCAACTGATTGCAGTATGTATTTCAGACCCAGGTATCTTAGTTCGTAATAGTCAAAGATGGGCACCAACTACTACTGGCACATTCCAATTCAGATGTACCAAAGATGATTCTGGTAATACAAGTAATTATGGTACTGTAGTAGCTTATAGACTAGGTTATACAATTACCTATGATATAGGTGTATCTAATAAACGATTAAACCTAAATGCTCAAGGTTCTGCATCAGTTAATCTTTGGGTTACATCGGGTATTTATTATTCTACTTTCGAAAGTGCAAACTTAGGTAGTTATTTTGATACCGAGGTGACCATTTACAAAAAGAATACCCAAGGTACTTGGGTAAAACTTGGTACTTTAGAATTAACTAATCGCTATGTAGTTGGTCCTGATTTCTACTATGGTAGAAGTACAGAATACCAATTTAATGAAGCTGGAAGTTATAAATTTGAATCTGTAGGGGATGCCAGTAAGTCTGTAGAAGTAGAAGTACTAGAATATGTACCTGCTCCTAAATCTTACTTATGGTTAGAACCCTTGGATGAAACTGATGATAACTGGTATGAACTACAAGCTTACTCAGAAGAAGCAGAAGAAGCAGGGAAGTATATCAAGGCAGGATATCAATTAACTAAATCTAAGAACTGTCAATTCTATTTACGTTGGGGAGACGGTGGTTCTGTTATAACTGGTATAATTCTTGATGGTTTTTCTGAAACCTATGATTCAAATATTCTTATTACTATGGATAAAGCAGGTAATTATGAATTTTACTATCAAGGCTCCGTAGTTAATCTTACAGTTAAAGATGTTATACCTAAGTATACATTAACCTGTAATCCAGTAAGTGCAGAATTAAGTAAGGATATACAAGAAGTATCTACTATAGTAACCTGTACTTCAGATACTGGAGAAGTTTCAGATATTGTATATGAGACAGCTCCAGATGTAGTTCATCCAAGCCCTTATCAATTCTTCACTAATCTGCCAGGTAAACATACTTTCTATGTGAAAGCTAATCCTGCAGTTAAAGCAGTATTCATTGTAAATCTGTTGGATGTAGTTGATAAGACAGAACTTACTTGGGAATCCAATGATATTTCGGAACAAGGTATTAATATATTAGTTCCGGAAGGAACAGAATGGTCACTTAAAATAGAATAAACAAAATGGAAAGCAGCTCTTTTAACACACTATTTAAAACTGGTATCATTGGATTTACTTCTGAATGTTATGCCATTATCTTTGATTTAAGGTGGATGATTTTATTAGCCTTTGTACTAATCCTTGCAGACTTCTGGTTTGGCATATCTGCAAGTAGGGCAAAGAAGATTGAAATAAGAAAATCTAGAGCCGGGAGAAGAACTCTTAATAAAATCATTGATTATCTGTGTTACATCTCACTGGGTGCCGTAATAGGTAAAGCCATCGGAGAACCTTACGGATTAAATCCAATAACAGTATCTATAACGGTAATGGTATTATGTTACTGTTTTGAGATAGATAGTATTTATAATCATATCTGTACTTTACATGGTGTAGAAAAGAAGTACAGTATCTGGTCTATCTTTTGGAAATTGATAATCTTCAAGTTCAAGGCTGTAGGAGAGGCTTTCCAAGATATGAAAAACCAATCGAAAGAATATAAGAGTAATAACAATAACGAAGATACATTATGAAAACGTATTTTGATTATGAAGGTATAATAAAGTCTAAGGATGCAGCTGAAGCAATAGCTGCACCCATAGGTATGGGTCCATTTTGTGGATTTGGCTCAGCAACGATTGTAAACAATGCAATCACTCTCTTACCTAATGGAGAACCTACATCTCCTGCATATCAAGCAATGAAGGACAGAATCCTTTCAAGATATATGACTAAGGCTGTAGATTCTGGTGAAGGATCCGATACAAACTTTGGTTGTATAGCAAGAGATGGTACAATCTACATTTCTGATAGTGCTAATATTAGTATACCTAATATTGAAGGCTCAAAGGGTTCTAATGAGGATGTAATTGTATTTGCTTATCATACACCCTTAGAAGAACCAGTACAGAACCCAGTACAGTTCAGGGCTTTCTGGAACGAGTCTAATTCGTTCTATTCTCTGTACAAGAGATCTGTAGACCCACTATATCCAACACCTAAGGATACTAGAAACTTATCAAAAACAAACGTACTAGAAGATAATGAATTATCATATGAGTCTCTAGTGAATAGAGCTATGGCTTCAGTATCTCAAGGTTTGGTAGACAAATCCTCAATGGTATTGATTGGTATATATGGTCAAGGTACCAACTCAATGGATAACACAGTAGAGAAATATTCTATTGTTCCCTATGCAGGGAAGTTTCCCCAACCAGTAGAATATAATACTGCTATCCATGGAATGCAACAAGCAAATATAGAAACTCTCTTACGACTATTGCAAGGATTCCCTAATTTTGATATCAAGGCTTACATTGATGAAAAGCTTGGTGGTATGGCAGGAGCCAATATACCAAGAGGATTAATTGCAATGTGGAATGGAGTTTCTGTACCAGAAGGTTGGGCTTTATGTAATGGTCAGATTGTAGAAGACTTACAGACACCAGACTTATCAGGTAAATTCATTGTAGGTTGGTCATCCGGTAATGAAGATTATAATTTGATTGGTAATACTGGTGGCCAAGAGAAAGTAACTCTTTCTACTCAGGAGATACCTTCTCACGTTCACAACTTTGCAGATGCTTACTTTATTGAGGCTTACGATGGTATCGGTATTAATGGTAGTCAGTGGATTGGTAATAACCTTTATGGTAGTAGTAAAACCGATAGGGATAATTCTTATGTAGCACTTTGGGACCATGATACCCGAGCTGCAGGTGGAGGTCAACCTCATGAGAATAGACCACCGTACTACGTACTGGCATATATTATAAAACTATAATAATATGTCTTAACTACTTATATTGTTGACAAAGAACTTTTAATTTATGATGTTGAGAAAGGGACGTTGGGAAACGCCCCTTTTCTTTTGTGTTTAGTAGTGAAGTTCTTCTTTAGCTTTCTCTTCCCAATATAAGATATCTTGTTTGAGTTCTCCTATGTATTTAACCGACTTCTTAGTTCTAGGCATATCAAAGAACTCAACCAGCATTATATTGGTGATTCTTTCTCCATCTTTAATTCGTTCTTTAATATAAGGAGGTGGAGTAAGTAATACTTCAAATACCATATAAGCATCTGGAGATAATTTCTCTTTCATATACTTATATAATAATTCAAGCATTTCTTCCTTAGCCTTAACCTCTTCATCGTCATCTTCTAACTCTTTATCATTATCAAATAAGTCTTCAAGTTTAAATAGGTTCTGATTGTATTCTGCAATCTCTCCATAGGCAAATCGAAGAAGCTTATTCTTAAATGTAGCAAGAGAAGAAAGGATTCTTGCTTTAAGATGTTCTTCACTACAAGTACCGTAGTACTTATTAAAAACAAATAACATTTTATCCCAGAAATAAGAAGATATTATATCTGGCGTAAGGTTAAACCTTTTGTAATCAATCTGTTTGGTAAGGTTCCGAATAACTGGCTTACAAACTTTGTATAACCGATTAAACATTGCTTCATCATAATCCTGCATGGGTTTTAATCTATGAAGCTCTGAACCATTGTTTCCATTACATTTCCTCATATTCTTTAAGTATTTCGTTATGCAAATATAATAAATATATTTTATATAATATAAGAATATCAAAAAATTTCACCGAACGGCTGAGGATAAGAAGACTAGATATTGTGGACATGAGTTCAGAACTACATGAGGACTATCAAAATCTATTAGTATATAATATTGCAATATAATAATGTATGAAAAAGAATAAAATTAAATTTAGTTTTGCACCTGACTTTCAGTTAGAGATTCTCAGGTTCATTATTCAAGATAAGGAAGGAGGTTTAGTACTAAGCAGAATAAAACCAAGCTACTTAGTACTTATCGAACATTCCTTAATTTGTGAGGGTATACTTAAATACTTCAAGAAGCAAAGAAAGATACCCTCACAGAATGTCCTTAAACAAGTACTCAGAGAAATGCTAGAATCTAAAAACTATGTTGACCTGGTTACTAAGGATGATATCCCAAACATCGAGAAGGTTATCAAAAATCTTTATTCAATTCAATTATCTGATTCAGAATATATTAAAGAGAAAATCTATCAGTTCTCTACTTATGTTGAAATGAAGAACTTAAATGATTCATTCGACTTAGATAACTTTGAACAGTACGAAGAATATTCTAGAAAGGTAGAGAAGGTTTTACAAAGAAGTAGACCTAAACAGGAGGATGAACCTTTATTCATGATTCGAGATGTTACTGAACGTCAATTTAAAAGGCAGGCAGAACCCTCAGTAGTACCATGCCCATTTAGGCAACTAAACGATTTAACCAATGCGGGAGGATTCCCAGGTGCATCAATCAATGTAATCTTGGATAAACCTAAAGCAAAGAAAACATTCTTCATGGTTAACCTTGCAAGAGGTTACCTTAGAATGAAGAAGTCAGTTTATTATGTGGATACAGAAAATGGTCAAGAACAAATCATGGACCGTTTCATTCAATCCAGTATCAATAAAACTAAGAAGGAATTATATACCGGAGATTATGATAAACTCGAGGCTAAGCATTTAAGAAAACTTGCAAGGTTTGGAGTTGAATTAATCGTTGAAAGAGTACCTGCATTGATTACTGACTGCAATTATATAAGGGAGAAGATACTTACTCTTAGGAGCCAAGGGATTGATATTAAGGTATTGATGGTTGACTATGCAGGGAAGCTTGCTTCTATTGCAAAGGATAAAGAGGATTTTGATAGAATCTCAAACGTATATATTGACTTACAGAATCTTGCTGAGGATTTGCATTTAGATGTTGTATGGACTGCTCATCATATTACTCGTGAAGGTAAGAAACACCAAGCAACTAAATATGATGAGAACGATATATCTGGTTCTATTGCCATTGTACGTAATGCTCAATTCATTATGGGTCTTAACAGTACAGAGCAAGAAGAGAAAGATAATATCCTTCGTTTAGAGATTGTAGTACAAAGGGATGGTCTTCCTTCTGGTAGAGCCTTATTTAGATGTGATGTAGAAAGGCAAAGATGTACAGAGTTTACTAAAGAACAAAGAAAGAATTATGATGAAGTATATGGTAAGAAACTTGAAGAATCTTTTAAGAAAGGTAATCCTGATGCTGATTCCAAGAAAAGGGAAAGGACAACTGGAGATATATAAATGCAAACTCGGTATTCATGATTGGGTAACCGAGCATTGGTGGGAAACCCGACAGAAACCTCGAAGAGCTATATTTTCACACAAAGGAGGTAGAAAGAGGGCTCAGTATTATAATAAGTATTGTACGAGAACCTATTGTAGAATCTGTGGTAAAAAGAAAAAGAGGAATGAGAACTAAAAATGTAGAAGTAGTAAAAGACAGATGGACTGATGGATTAGCTTTAGAAATATCCCATAATGGTTGGCAAACCACTTGTATCAACGATTTAGATTTAGAGGATTTAAAGAAACTTCGAAGAGTAATTAGGAAAGCTATAAGAGAGTATGAAAATAATAGTAACAAAAGATGGTAAGGTATTTAAAGATAATACCTTATTAAAGCCCAGATTATTTAAAGGGTATTTAAGGGTCAAGATAAATGGCTCAACTCATTTAGTTCATAGGTTGGTAGCATTAACCTATATCCCCAATCCCGAAAATAAACCTTGTGTATGTCATAAGGATAACAATAGGACTAATAATCGGGTAGAGAATTTATATTGGGGAACTTATAAAGAAAATACTCAACAATGTATTCAAGATGGTAGGTTTAAACCAGGAGGTAGAGACATACTAGACGAATTTAGTATTAATTGTTTACTTTATGAATACAATCTTGGTAAACCCCGGTCAATCCTTAAAAAGAAATTTGGGGTTTCCGATTCATCTATAACTCGTATTATAAATACTCATGGTAAGCCAAGATTTGGAAACTATAAATTTAAGGATATTTACCCGTCTGTAATCAAAGACTATCAGAATGGTATGAAAGTTAAAGATATATGTGATAAGTATTCTATTGGACATACTACCATAAACAATTATTTACGTAGATTTAATATACCGAGGCATACATGAAAATCACTAATAAATTTAAAGCCCAGTTATATAATTATTTTATTTCTAGACTGGGGGGTTATAGATATAGAAGGGGCTGGATGCGTATACCAACTTGCCCATATTGCGGGAGAGAACAGAAGTTGGGGGTTAATCTTTCCATGTATCGAACTAATTGTTTTCGATGTAATGCTCATCCCTCTCCTGCTCAACTGATAATGGATATAGAGGGATTTACAGAATACCATGAACTAATTAACTTTTTGAACAATGGACAATTTGATGAACTACAGTTTAAGGAAGAGAAAATCGAACTTGCCGAGAGTAAGCCCCTGTATCTCCCTGAGGGATTTAGAAATATTTCGATTGGAGATAGCCAACTTGCAAAAAGTATTAGGGGATATATCAAGAAACGCGGCTTCAATCCCGACCAGTTTTCAAGATTTGGTATCGGCTATGCGACAAAGGGGGCTTACTTTGGGTACCTCATTATACCCTTTTATTACAGAGGACAACTTAGATATTATAACGCGAGAAATGTTATCGGGCAAGGTCCTCGGTATAACAACCCTAACAAAGATATCACAGGAGTTGGCAAAGAATTTATCATATTTAATTATGATGCGTTGGAGATGTATAGGTCGGTATACATCTGTGAAGGTGCACTCAATGCCCTTACTATTGGAGATAGAGGAATTGCCACAATGGGTAAAGCTATATCTGGATATCAAGTCAATGAATTACTTAAATCCTCATGCGAAAGATTTATTATATTGCTGGACCCAGACGCCAAGAAATACGCAATCAATCTTGCGCTCAAACTTGTTGCCTATAAAAAAGTCAAGGTGGTGTTTTTACCAGAAGGAAAAGATGTAAACGATTTAGGGAGAAAGGAAACTCTTAGGTTAGTATATCAAACAAGGTATCAAAGTTATCAAGATTTAATTCAAATCCGAAACTCTTTGGAGTAAGGATTACCTATTATATTATATAACTTAAAATATTAATGATATGATGAAGATAATCGATTATGTAGTTAAGACTTCAATAGTTTTGGCTGCTCTTTTAATTATGGGATATTTCTTCCCAGTTGTAAGTTGGTTTGAAAAACCTCAACCAGGGAAGAATATGGTTTTCAGATGTGAGATGGTTGATGGTAAAGTTAGGGATTATACTTTAAACTTACCCGAAAATGTTACTTGGTATGTAGGTACCAATAGAGGTTCATATTATGTATCATTTGGTTCTCCCACTAAAAACCTTTATGGGAAGAAATGCCCAATAGATAATAACGAGGGTTGTATTAATGGTGTTTTAGTTTGTAATAGAGTAAAATGAGAGAACCCAGTATTCACATTACTAAGTCTCAATTTGAGGAAATATTAAATACCTTAGAGGTAGATAACTTCCCAGTTGAGGCTTTTTTTGTTATTGCACGAAAAGAGGCAATAAATACTAGAGCAGTGGTTGTTTCTAATAAAGGGACAACTAAGAAAGTAACTAATATATTACTAGCATCTAAGGGTAATGCTTCCCTTGTTGCCGATATATTATATGCTACTCGTATAAAGCTTAAGCATAGAGGAGTTCGTAAAATAAACGAAAGTAATACAAGGGAATGGGCTTTATGTAAAAAGCTTGCTGAGATATGTAATACCTTCTGTGAGGATTTTAAATTTGATACCCGAGAAGGATTTATTAAATACATTGAGACTGGTTTAAAGAGGATGACTGATTATCGTAATGTTATGCAAAGGTTGATATCTATGCAGGATAACATTACTAATCAGACAGAAGCTGAGATTAAATTACAGTCAGCAGATTTAGAACTCACTGCTAAGGTACATGATTACTTTGTAAGTAAGATTGCTAAGGCAACTGGTATATATGAATCCTATGAAAAGAATCCCGAGAAGTATGTTCACTTCGCTTATGTAGCAGCATTCCTAGAGGAAGAAGGTTGGGATTATAAGGATTTCATAGATGCTCAGTTTGAATCCTTAGCATGGTGTAATGGTCTACCCGATATTGCTCAATTATATACTGATAAAGCAGTAGAAAGGTATAATAAGTATTTATATAAAAATAAGAATAAAAAATCCTTAGAGGAACCTCAAGTTGAGGGCTCTCTCTGGGATAAGATTAATAATTAAAACATAACGTTATGAAAGCTTTAAAATTTTTAGGTAACAGAGTAGAGGATGCAGCTAATGCTTTTATTGATGTCCTCAAGTATTCGGACCAGTCAGTAGATTATCCTGATTTCAAGGACATTGAACCTTGGCCAGAGGATATTGTTAATATGTTCAAGGATGCACTAAAGGATAAACCTTTCTCTGAGATTAGTGCTATCCTTATGTATACTCAACAGTCGTCAAGGTTTGAACCCATTGCAGAGTTAATGCTTGGTATTGGTTTGGTAGAAATGAGACATTACGACAAGTTATCGGATTTCTTACAGAAAGCAGACCCTCATGAACAGGATTCTGTTATGGATATCTATCCTAAAGTGGAAATAGGTTTTTCTCCTGAAAGTGCTTTGAAGATTGCCTGGAACTCTGAGATAGAGACCATTGGCAATTATAAGAAAATTATGAATAGTCTAGCCTTATATAGTGAACGGGCTGATTATGATGATGTGATGTATTTGTTGAATAAGTTAATTGCCGATGAAGAACATCACATTAAACTCATCAAGGAAGCTATGGGAGTAGATGATACCAAGAAAGGTGTAACTGTAATTATCAAATGAGTAGGATAATCATACAGAATGGGAATATGTGCGAACTGGACTTACCTCTTAAGTTCGCACAGAAACTCTATGCAGAGTTTGCCATTCGTCATCCAAATGCTTTCTACTTACGTACAAGGCAAAGAGGTATGCAGAACTGGGACGGCAAGATTCATTACATTAACAAGCATGGTGAATTTAAAATAGGTTTACTTCCAGCAGTATATGAAAAGTGTACTGAGTACGGAATTAAACCTAAAGTTGTAGATATGCGACAACCTTTACCTAAAGTCAGTAAAGTTGTTACGAAGATAGGAGAATATAAATTAAGACCAGAACAAGAGAAGGCTGTTAAAGCAGTAATCAATAATAAGGTAGGTAAAGTACCTTTTCAAATTGGGGTTTTAGATTACACCGTTAATGCAGGTAAAACTCTTATCATGTCGTCTCTTTATTTATCCTATAAGAAGCAGTTAAAGACTTTGCTAATAACTAATGACTCTGACTGGTTGAATCAAGCTAGGGATGAATTTAAGAAATACCTACCAGGAGAACAGATTACATTTGTTCAAGGTAAAGTATTAAATTGGAGTAACTTTACAATTGGCATGGTTCAATCTATTTCTCGTAACATGAGATTCTATCAGAATGAATTAGCAAAGGTAGATATGGTTTTGGTAGATGAGGCTGACCAAGCAGGTAGTAAGCAATATCAAAATGTACTTACTCGTTTATTTAATACCAGAGTTCGTATAGGATTATCTGGTACCATTTATATGAGTAAGCTTGCAAAAGACAAAGTAAAGAATATGAATCTTGAAGTATTCTTTGGTAAAGTACTTGCAGAGTTTAAACTTAAGGACTCTATCAAGAAAGGTTATTCAACTCGTACAATCGTAAAGATGGTACCAAGTAAACCTTGGTATGGTAATTGGGAATCAGAAGAAGTATCTTATAAAGAAGTATATGATGATTCTATTACCTTCAATAAATATGCCAGAAAGATGGTTTATGACAGACTTAAATGGAATATTAAACAAGGTAGATATCCTGCACTCGTAGTATGTAAATTTATTGCACACTGTGAGAAATTATGCAAATACTTTAAAAAGAAGCTAGGAAGTAAATATAATATTGCCTGTGTGCATGTAGATACTCCTTCAAAGATAAGACAACAAATAATGAAAGATTTTAGGGAAGGTAAGATTGATATCTTGGTTTCAACTACAATCATTGCTCGAGGTAAAAACTTCCCTAAGCTTAGGTATTTACTTAATGCAGCATCAATGGATAGCCAGGAAAAATCTATTCAGTTCCTGGGTCGTTTGGTTAGAACAGATTCCTCAAAGAAAAAGGTTTATCTTGATGACTTACATTATCCAGGTCCTTATCTTAATAGGCATGGTAAACATAGGAAGCAGTATTATCAAAAACAAGAATTGAAAGTTATTCTGTTAGAGAAGATATGGAAGAATCATCCTATTCATTCTTTATGAGAATACCTTACTTAATCTGTTCTATTAAGTACTATGGATAATTACTTTTTCCGGTAGGAGGAAGTAATTAATCTAATAGAGGGACATAGGGCATTATTAATCATTAAATTAAAAGATATGGAATACTTACTACTAATACTAACAGTACTGGGAGTGATAATCGGAATACTTTATCTCTATTCATCTCAGTATGATTACGATGTATATAAATACAAATGTCATCATTGCAAGAAGAAATTCAAGGAAAGCGATATAAAGGATTTAAGAGGTCCTTGGCATACTAAGGATTGGACTTGTCCTCATTGTAAATATCAAAATGTAACACTCAAAAGTTATGATTACTAAGTTATATAAGAAATTCATTGATAAGATAATCGGAGAGGAACAAACTCCTCTCCATGTTTTTAACTGTACTACCCTGGTATGGATATCAGATATACAATCAATCCAGGTAATGGCTAATGAATATAAGGTATATTTTGATTTATCTTTCTGTTCAGGGCTACAGGTTAGAGTACTAACTTATACTGATTCTCGTTACTCACAACACTTGGGTGATATCAGGAAACTATTTATTAATGCAATTGGACATTCCTACTTACCACTGTATGAGTCGGAATTGAAGGTTGGAAATTCAGTCATAAGACTAACAGAAAAAAAAATAGATGATTAATTATGGCAAAGAAAAAACAAATGCTTCCCGACTTAACCAAGCAGGATATCCTAACACCTTTAGATATCTCTCAGTTGGGAAGTAATGGAGACCCATGCTTTGGTATTGGGTATGATTTATCCACTAAAGAGTGTAAATTATGCGGAGACTCAGAACTATGTGCGTTCAAGATGTCCCAGAACTTGAACATTACAAGAAAAGAATTAGAACAGAAGAATCAATACAAAGATTTGGATGTATTAGAAGACACGGTTGGTATCAAGAAATACATCCGAGGCTTGATTCGGAAAGGTAAAGACAGAAAAGAAATTATCTCAAAGACAGTTGAGAAATTCGAAGTACCTAAGAAACGTATTAGAGAACTTTATAGAGAATGCAATGGGAAAGGTCAATAAGTTAAGAATGATATGGGCAATGTTTAAGTTATATCTTAACAACCCAAATTATTATGTACGGCAAGATGATGTTCTTGCTGATTTGTTTATGCAGGGTGAATATGACGTAGAAAGATTCTGTCATTCACTCGGAGTAACTCCTCAAAGAGGATTAACCTTTGGACAACTTTTAAAACAATGTAATATATTATGAACAGATTCAGATTTATTAAAGTAAGAGACGTAAAGACTCCCTCAAGAGGTAATGCAGGTGATGCAGGTTTGGATTTCTATATCCCAAGAAACTTAGACCCTCAACAATTAATCCAAATTGAGGCAAACCAATCTCCAAATCATTTTACTCCAGATTTTGTGTTGGGAGTAAATACAACTACCAATTTCATAACCGATATTCAGATTTATCCGGGAGGGAGAATCCTTATTCCATCAGGTATTAAACCTCTTATTGAACCTCAAGAGTCAATGCTCATGGCAGCTAATAAGTCTGGGCTTGCTTCTAAAAAAGGTCTTCTGTATACTGCAGAGATTGTAGATTCTCCCTATGTTGGCGAGATTCATATTGGTATTATCAATCTAAGTAGAGTAATACAGACTCTAAAGGCAGATGAGAAAGCAACCCAATTTATTCATGTACCTATTTATCTAACAGAACCTGAAGAGATTCAATCCGAAGAATTTTATTCTGAATCTCAAATGTGGGGAACAAGAGGTGAAGGTGGATTTAATTCAACAGGAAGTAAGTAAGAAAGGAGTATATTTTGGATATCAGAAATATTAAGGAAATCGTACCTTCTTTAGAAGTAGGTACGTATTTACAATCTATGTATTCTCTTTCGTTAGAACAATTAGATGGCTACAGGCAAATAGAAAAGCTACCGGATTATCCGGTTGATATCAATAATCATCAAAATCAGGTAGTTCTTAAGGATTTTATTGCCCGGGTTATCGAAGAACTAATGGAGGGTTATGAATCTACATCTGAGGTAGTAAAGATATGCCACAAGTGGGGATGGAATATTGACCAGTTAACAGAGGATGAATATACTCAGGTACTCAACCATTTGCAGAATGCCAATGAAGAACAGGGAGATGCTCTGGGATTCCTATTCACTTTGTTCCACTTTGCAAATATACTACCAGAAGATATCTTCTCCTGGGGGACGTCTTACGTAGTCGATTACTCTGACTTCAAAGTAAAGGAATTGAAGGACGTAATTACACTGGGTATAGCCATGGTTACCGAAGGTAGTATTGGTTTAGTTAATCGGTTTAATATGATTGATGAAGACCATGAATCAGTAAAAGATTATACTCCTGGGTTTAATACCTTAAGTGAAGCATCTCACGAAGAAGAGAAGGTATTATTATTCAATGTAGTATATGAATTGAATATTGCAAGGAATCTTCTTAAGTGTAGACCATGGAAACAAACCCAAGTAATGACTAAGGAATTAGACTTTCAGTATTCTTTGGTAAAAGCTTTCTACCTATATATGGGATTCTTGGGATTACAAGGGTTTTCAGATGAATCAATCTACAGGTTATTCTTTAAGAAACAAAGACTTAACCTCTGGAGACAAAAAACAAATTACTAATGAGTGGATGGAATAGAAAATTAGAGGGTCTTCAATCGAATACGGAGGAGACCCTCCACTCTTTGGAGTTTGCTACTTCACAAGAGGCATGGGAGAAACTGAACGAGGCTTTCTTGAGATTAGACCCCGTTCTTTTTGATAAGGGTGCTACTGCAAACAGTGGAGTTGCAGTAGCATACAATGTGTTTATAAAAATACGTAAAGCATGGGTAGACCCAGATTTTGATTATGGCAGGTGTTTTAATTACAAAGAAACTAAGTGGACGAGCTTATTGAATAATTATATTGATTTTAATAAGTTAGACCTCTTACGTAGCAAATTAAGAATCCTGAAGAACAAGTATAATCAGAATTACAATGTTACATATATGTTTAATAATCATCATGATAACGGTAAACAATGTTTAATTGCTGCAACTTTTTCGAAGAGATTTCAAGAGGACATCCCAGTTATTACAATGGTAATCAGAGCATCAGAGATTACAAAGAGGTTAATATTCGACTTCCTATTAATTCAACGGATGGCCGAATATGTGTATGGGCCGGACCAGTCAGTACAAATCAACCTATTTGCGACTCAAATGTATGGGAATGTAGAGACACTCTTAATGTACTCAGCTTATAAACCTTTAAAGAAAGTAATCAAGGGTATAGATAATCCTTGGACTAAAAGAGTTAAAGAGGTTTATAAGAAAATCCAAAAGGGTACAGAGAAAGAATGGTCTTCATTTAAGGTATTCTTCAGGAGTTTTAAAGTACTTCGTCCGGACTTATACGAATACCAAGCTTTGTTAGCAAAGGACTTGCTATTAGAATATGAAGATATAGAATATCCAGAAAATGTGATATCCTATTCTCAACGTAAAGCATATAAGAAGAAACTTTTAAAGAAACAGAAGAATGAGAATCTACAGCAATTCGTTTGAGTTAATGTCAGAACTTGGCAGAGAACTCAACAGTTATGGTCAAACTGTAAAACCAAAGACCTATCAGAATAAAAGGATTGAAGGTAATGAGGATTTTATTACAAAAGAACTCATTTGCCAACAATATTGCTTAACTTCACTCGGAGACCCAGTATGGTTATTTGTATTCTCACATTCAAAGGAATGGGCAGATGCCGAATTTCAAGAGAGGATAACTTTTGAACCCAATGGAGAACCCTGGAATCCTGGTGAGGCTTGGAAATTAAGAAGAGATCTTTGGGAGCAATTCCTTGTAAAAGAAGAGATTTCTTTTGTTGGGAATGGGACTCACAAAGAATATCATGAAATATTCGAATATACCTATTCTGAACGTATCATGAAGCCTGTCTATTTTAATGGTACAGTAATGCCTAAAATTATGGCTATAATCCAGTTATTAAAATCAGACCAAGATACTCGTAAGGCAGTTTTAAATATCTATGGTACAGATAATTATAATGAAGATGAGGATTCTGACCATTATGAAGGTAGTAGACGTATACCTTGCTCTATGTACTATGATTTCCTTATCCGTCAAAATGGCAAAGGAGAAAAGGTATTACATATTTGTTATCACCAAAGAAGTTCAGATTTTGCCCAACATTTCGGTAATGATATCTATTTAGCTTGGAGATTAATGGAATACGTAGCTCAAGAAGTAGGAGTAAAGCCTGGGTATTTATATCATACCATAGATTCATTACATATATACAAAAAAGACTGGCATTTCTTATCTTGTAATTTAGAGGATTTGAAAGATGACTACTAAGTATTCAAATATAAAAGGGTACCCTGGATATTATATATCTAAAAGGGGTACCCTTTTCACTTCCCTTAAAAGGGCAGGAGTTAAAGGGAAAGGCAATGGTAGGAAAGGTACTACTACTGTGATTTCTAATATTTGGAGAAAAAAGTATGTATCTTTAAAATCTAATGGTTATTTACAATGTACACTCTTTAGAAAAAGGTTTTATATACATAGGTTAGTATATGAAGCTTGGGTTAGTAATATACCAAAAGGATGTGATATTGACCATATAAATGGTATAAAAACCGATAACAGAGTATCAAATTTAAGAGTAGTTTCAAGGTCAGAAAATTTGAAACATAATTATGAGTTGGGTTTTAAGGGTTCTAATTATATACATACCTTTTCTGATAAAGAAAGAAAGCTTATAACTGATGATTATAATAAAGAGGGGCTCAGTATAAAGAAATTATCCCTTAAATATGGTTATTCTAGATACTTTATTCATCAAGTATTGAAAGGAGTTAGATAATGGAAACAAGATATCACATAATAAGAAATAAAAGAGAGTTAAAGAAACTAATTGCCTGTTGTAAATCAACTGGTTATGCTTGCTGTGACTACGAAACTGATGGTTCACCAATCTATAACAAAAGTTTCAAGCCAACTATTCTCTCAGTATCTTGGATGCCAGGATTTGGTGCTTCTATTCCATTAGACCATTTCCAAACCAAAGAATATACTTCACCGGGGTGGAATTGGAAGAAGATGTTAAGGAAATTTGGGGAAGAGGTTATTGAGAATTATGATATTGTAAAGGTTGCATGGAACTGGAAATTTGATGACCAGATTAATCAAAAGTATCATATCTATTATAGAGGTACATGCTTAGATGGTATGCTTGCAAAATATGTTCTCAATGAAGAAAAACCTCACGGGTTAAAGGATATGGTTAGAAGGTATCTACCCGAATATGGTGATTACGAAAAGCAAGATAAATTCAATAAGATACCCTGGGATAAAAAAGAATTAGACCCATTATGTAAATATGGTTGTCAAGATACAGACTTTACATTACGATTAATGATATTCTTTGAGAAGAAGTTAATTGATTTAAAGATGTATTCTGTATTCCGTAATTTATTTATGTGTAATTCCCGGGTATTAACCTCCGTAGAGAAAGAGGGATTATACCTTGATAGAGATTTCAACCAGAAATTACTTGAGGAATATAAACCGAAGATTGATGCTGCTAGACAGGCAATCTATGATTTACCAAGGGTAAAGAAGTTTGTAAAGAAATTCAATCAGCAAAAGGTTGAGAAATATATCGAATCTATTGAGGCTGAACTTGAAGAATTAGATTATAATGACCCAAAAGATAAACGTAAGATTGATTCAAGGGAACAGAAGATATCTAATATTCGTGCAGGAGTATTTACTACCAAGAAGGAGCAGGATTTAATTAGACCTATCAATCTTGGTAGTCCAGTTGATTTACCCCAACTCATGTATTCAGATTCTGGTTTTAAATTCCCAGTAATTAAAAATAATGAATCGGGTAAGCCAAGTACCGATGAAGATACTTTGGTTGAATTAAGGTTAACAATAAAAGACCCAGAATCTCCAAAAGCAATATTCCTTGATAAGCTACTTGAATTAAGAGGTTTACAGAAAATGTATACTACCTATATTGAAGGTTGGCATGAAAAAGTCCAAGATGATTCTCGATTACATGGTAGGTATAATATACATGGAACAGATTCTAATCGATTCAGTTCTGCTGACCCAAATATGCAGCAAATACCAAAGACATCTGTAGACCCAAATATTAAGAAACAATTAGTTGCTCCTCCGGGTTATTTATATATGGCATTCGACTATTCTCAAGCAGAATTAAGAATGATGGCTCATCTATCTGGAGACGAAACTTATTTGGAAGCATTTGCCAAGGGAGTAGACCCTCATCTTGGTATAGCAGCAGCAAAATACGGTGTATCAATCGAAGAAGCAAGTAAAGCTTATGAAGATGAAACACATCCCGATTATAAGTTATGGAAGGTAAGGAGAAAGCAAGCTAAACAGATTGCATTTGGACTTATTTATGG